CTCAATTTCTGACAAAAGGCTTGAGCGTCGTCCCAGCTATAGCTAACATCTTCTACCGGATTTTGCGGATTATTTTTAAACCAAGAGGGATTGGTTCCCATTACTGCTTCATATTGTTCCTGAGTCACTGGATATTTACCAATCGCAAAACTACTGATTTTTTGATCCTGACTTGGTGGTACCTCTACCATTTCAATTTTAATTGTCATTTCTTACTCCTAGTTTTGTTTTTGATGGATGATAACTGATAACTGGAAACTGGCATCTAACTAATTTCTATACTGTCAGCAAAGCCATAAATATCCATAAAATGCTCTTTCCATTCCTCTGATTCATTTTTTAGTCGCTTATTTTCCTGTTGCAGTAGCCAAACCGAGGATTCTAAATCGTGAACTTTTTGTTTTAAGTTGCCAATCCATGCTTCGTTGTATTCTTTGCTCTGCTCTAATTCTTGATTTTTTTCTCCAGAATTTCATTTTTTGTTTCTAGTTCCTCAACTAATTTGCTTAAGGTAGAAGCTTTGGTATGTATAGTTTGTGAGTGGCGTATTAAACTAACAGTCCAATCATGCAGTCCAGAAGATTCATCTATAGGTACAGGTTCAGGTTTACTCAGCAGCATATCGACACTGTCAGAGAGCGATAATTCATCATCGGTTTTTAATTTATTGTCAGATTCCTGATTTTCTGGCGTGTACTTGCAATAATCTAAATAGTCCCACAGGTCATAAGGAAAAAGAAACTCCCGAACTTCTTCACTAAAATCTTCTAGAGCGTCAAAAAGCTTTTGAGTATCATAACCTGCTAAGTAAACACCTTGTTTTTTGACAGTGAGGTAATCACCGTTATCAGTCACTGATAATATCACGTGGCCTCCCTCAAAATATCTTTGGTTAATTTCATTGAGATTGTTTTCGATACGCTTGATAAGCGTCGTTCTTTCGTAAAAATTAATAGAAGTCATGTCTTGTTACCTCTTGTGTGTTTGTTTACTTGATCCTGTCTTACGATATTCTCCCAGAAATATCAACTATTTGAGAGAATTATTTCTGTTAATCCCTTGCTTTTTGATTATCTCAGGATGCTTATCACAGATTAAAGCTATTCTTGTCAGCGGTACGTCTGATAGAGAGTGATCTTGTAACTTAACAATATTTAAGACAGAAGATTTTAAAACTTCAAAATCTTCTGATCTAAGAAACATAATTAAGATTATAAAGTTGCAAATCACTCTTGAGGTAAAAAGAAAAATCCTTTAATTGATGGAAGACAATTAAAATTAACAGGCAAAAAAACAACTTTTATACCATCGCAATACCAGCCATCATCATGTAAAAAAGTAAATCTTTTATCAAGATTAGCACCTTTGGTATAAATACACTTACTTTTGATGTACTCAAGTACATCTTGCGCTTTTTCTATGCAGTCATCAAAAGCTTTTTCTATTTGATGTGGTTGATATGGTCCGATAATAATTTCTTGACTATCGACCCGGCAACATTCAGCGTAAAACTCCCCTAAGATACCGCTAAGACTAGGATGCAAGTAGATCGTTTCTTCATTTCTAGTAGCCGTAGCAGGAACGACAGCGACAACAGAATCCGTCCAGACATCTTTTAAAGAACACCAAGAATCAAACTTAATATTATCTGTATCGACAAAACCTTGTTTGCTTAATGCCCATTTTATAGTTTTTTCACAGGGATTACCGTCTTCCCCGATAAAAGGAGGTTTTGCGTTCCACATATTAGCTAACGATACCGTTTTTGCGCCCAATCTTTTGTATATGTTCATAATCTTTGTTAATGCTAGTGTTAACATAAAACGGGAAATTATTCCCGTTTTGACTTAATTGCTTGTTACTAAATGCTGTAAAAGTGATAGCCACCTTTTATAGCCTCTACGCTGAAATGAGCGTTATTGTGTTTGTAAGCATCGTATATCTCTTTCGCCGTCGGCAACTCTAGAGACAAATCAACTAAAGCCGTCACGCTGTAGAGTGTGTCGTGGATGCCACGAGCTAAACCTCCCGCAGGAACCATAACTAGCTCTGAAACATAGATAGTGGTGTAATCTAGAACGTCAGTCATATTATGACCGTGTTTTGTGTGAATAGCCTTTGTTATAAAACTAGCCACGCATAGTTTTAGTTAGTGCGTGCCTGCCTAATACCTGCCTAATCCTGTATGTGTAAATTACAATCAACGATGTCTCTTATGAGCCCACCAATTACTATAGTAATAACGGATACGCCCAGCGACCTCATCGCTGTAGATGGAGGTAATCTATCAGAGGCTGCTAGTGCTATTGGTATACGTGACAAGATAGGTAGCCTTCAGGGAGAACAGCGACTAAGTGCATTAGTGCTTAAAGATGTTCCTCCTGGCCCGCCTGGTCCGCCTCTATTAATTAAAGGTAATCTTAATTCTGCAGGCGATCTGCCTACTAACCCCTCTATAGGACATGGTTACCTAATTCAAGGTATTCTTTACACTTGGTCGGGTATAGAGTGGATTAATGGCGGACAACTACAGGGCCCTATTGGGCTATCCGCTTATCAAGTAGCCCTGAGCAACGGTTTTGTTGGAACTGAACAAGACTGGCTAGAAAGCTTAAAAAAACAATGGAATAGCACTAACTGGTAGAATTTATGACAACTTTTAAAGCATTTCGAGAAACGGCACTCCCTGGAACTCTTCAGCCTTATGCGATATATTTTGTAGCTCCGGCATCAAAGCCGAATTATGTCGAAATTTACGTTTCCGATGCTACTGGCTCTTCTGCCAAAAGAGTTCTCACTGACACTGATATTCAGGCATTAATTAACGCTTCGATTTCTGGTTTAGGCGGGGAAATGCCAGTCGTAGCTGATATAGCAGCAAGAAATGCTTTAGCTTCGACACTCACCAGAGACACTCAGGTTTTAGTGTTAAATGCAACTGGAGATTCCACAGTAACAAGTGGTGCAGCCACTTATTTGTACCGATTTTCTACGACTTCTTGGATTAAATTAAACGAAGCTGAATCAATGGATTTAGTTTTGCAGTGGGCAAATATTCAAGGTCGACCAACTAGCTCGGCTTCTGCTATTGATGCGGCCGTGAGTAATAGCCATACCCATACCAATAAAACTCAGCTTGATAAAATTGGGGAAAATGCTAATGGCTTGTTAACTTATAGCAATTTGCTTCCTACAACAGGCTGGAATAGTGTAGCTTGGTAAGATGAGTGAATTTAGAGCACAAAAAGTAATCAGCAGTTTGCCCGCGTTACAAGCAAATACTCTTTATTTTGTCAGAACGGGTGACGGGTTTGATTTATTTTGTAGTGATCAAACTGGTAGCGTTGCTCACAAACTAAACGATGGAGATGCACGCATTCAGCGAGAACCTTTTTTATTGCGAGGTGCAAACACTGGCAGTGTGGCCATTACTTTGCCTATTTTTTACACGGAGAATATAACGTTACTGAGGATTGTAAACGCTCAAAATACTTTAACAGGATCTAGCGGAAGTGCTGTAGTTAACCTGCTTTTTGGTAGTGGGGCGAGTTTTACTACGATTCCGGGATTAGGCAGCAGAACGATCACGACAAGCCCTACGAATCATTCAGTTAGTGGTAATGGGCAATTAATCACTGCTGCTCAACAGATACGAATCGAATTTGCTTCTTTTACAAGTGGACCCGTTGACGTTGGCTTAACATTTGAATATTCACGAGGATAATTATGTCTAATAGCTTGACCGCTCAAAGTTTATTTTTAAATAGCCCTGATTATTTGGAAAGATACCAAATTGCTTTAACAAATGTAGCTGGGACTTTTAATGAAGTATCAACTAATCAAGCTTTCTTTGATAGCCAGATTAAGCCTAGCTTGATTAATGATCAATCCGTCAAGGTTTATGTTTACAAAAGGATTTTGTCAGAAATGATCGTTTTTAATCCTTATGTTAAGTTAAATGTAGCTAAGTTAGGCATGACCGCCGCTGTGTTCGGAGAAACCCCAAGACTTGCGGTTTCTGTTGATAATGAAGGGAAATTAAATCCGATTGCTGAATCGGCAATTTTACAAGCAGTGACAGAACAATTCAATGACGACAATTTGTTATCTCAATTGTTAAGTCAAGATATCCTTAAAATAACAGCACTTTTTAACTAGCTATGCTAATAATTGATGCCAGTCCTCAGTTATTTAATCCTCTTATAGCCAGTCCTTTGCTGTGGCTAGATGGATTTGATTCAGCTACTTATTCAAATGGAATCTGGGCGGACAAAAGTGGATTTGGCAGAAATTTTTCTGGCGGCTTTGTTAATTTTCGTCCAAGTTTTTTGTCAAACGGAATTAATAGCCGAGGAAGTTTATCTTTTGATGGGGTAAATGATCGTTTGCAAAGGATTCCTGAAGCATGGGCTTATCAATACCCACTCACGATATTTGTCCTCTTTCGGGCTTCAAGTTATGTGCCTTATAGTTCTTTGCTAGATTTTTATGGAGATGTATCCGGTATTACCGCTGGGTATACTTTATTAATCAAAAATAACTTAAGAAGTGCGATTTATTGCACGAGTACGAGTGGACAACCTAATTATGATGGCAGTGGAGCCGTGAGTTATTCTTTGAATGAAACTCACCTTTTTGTAGCCACAATTACTAATAATAGAATCGAATCTTGGGGGAATGGTGCTGCGGACGGACTTTTTTCTTTCACCCAAACATTAAGGACTAATCTAGGAACCAGCCCTCTAATAATAGGAGCTAGTACTCTCTTTACTCGATACAATCCTGTTTTGAAAGCGACAGTATTTATTGTACCTAGTGATTTGAGTGCTACTAGAAGGCAAGTCCTTGAAGGGCATTTCGCCTGGGAAGCGGGAATAGGTTCGCGGCTTCCTACAAATCATCCTTTTAGGACGACTCGACCTTTACCTAGTAATTGGGTGTAATGTATCTAATTTTAAATATCATCCCATCCACTTAATCCAGAAGACATGATATAGCTGGTGACAATCTCAGGGTTAGAGGATTGATAAAAAGGTACTTTCTGCAAATCAAAAACGCGCCTTCTCTACTTTTTCAGAAGCAATTCTGTCTAAGCAAGTAATCTCTGTGAACCAAGAATCCCCGCTCTAAAAAGACGGGGAGTGTCAGTGCATGCTTCTAAACAGCGAGCAGTAGAGTGATATTCTAGAAGCAGATAGAATGCTTGATATAATGAATGCTAATCATACAGCCGCATAGGAAGATTATAGAGTAACTATCTGTTTAATTAATAGCACACAAATTGACTCGTGTGCTATTAATAGTTGTATGCTATTATTAGAATAGTTACTTTAGAATTTAAATATGCCAGTTGCACTACCAGATTTATCTACGGCCATACTTAAGGAGTACCCTAATTGCGCGGGCCCTATACTAGATCAATTAGTTCATTGGGTTGATGAATACGAACTTACCTGGGTACCTGATAGAGACGGTAAAGATGCTTACTTCTTAATGCCTGAAATAGCGCAAAGACTCAAGATGTCGGTTAGCAATGTCAGGAACTTATTTAACCCTATTGTGCGCGCCTGGGCAGATAAACCTGGCCTACCTAAACCGCGTTTGATTAAATTAGATGCTGTAGCTATTAAACTATTTCAAAGAGCACTATATACTTATTACGATGTCAATTACTATAATAATCACTTATGGGTATGTAATTGGACAGCGGCTTATGGGCGCATAGCTCTCTATAATAACATTAGGCTGGGCCCCACTCTCTCTCGCAGTGTAGAGGGAAGTAAGACAATACCTGCACCATCTATACGTAACGTAGGCCCCACTTATAACTCTGAGCTTGAGATACAGATGGATCTAGTATTATTAGCTAGTTATACTACTAACCCCTTCACTAGGGAGTTAACAGTAATCAACACACTAGAGAGTCGGGCCCGCACTCGTCGCTTTGATCTATGCCGTTCTAGTAATGGTAAGACACAGGTCATTGAGATTAAGATTAACCCTATTGGCGTAGAGGACGTAGTATCTACTATAGCTGATAAGGGTTATATAGAACTGGCCACTAACCACTTCGACACGCCAGTTGAGTTCATATTTGTGGGGCCCAGCATTACCCCTCAAGCACAACGTCTATTGCACGAGCCTGTTTCATTTATGACTGTACGACAGTTGCGCGATATGCTATTCCAAGAAGCACTAGATAACACTCCTGCTGAAGGTCATTGGTATATACATAAGTGCAAGGAGATGCTACCCCGCTTATGGAGCTGATTGGCTATTGATATCCCTCCCTCCCTGCTGGCAGGGAGGGAGGGGATTGATTGTATGTAGTTGAGAGTGAGGCGGGCCCCTCGTGATATACTATACTGTGCCGTATACACGCCTCTTATCAACGTAGTAGTTTATCTGTATATGCCGTTGGCACTATTAGTGCCGTAGAGCCATCAGTATATACTAACTTATGCAATCTGATCATAAACCCATCCTCGTGTTCTGTATACTGTAGCTTCAGTGTGTCGAACAGGTATCTCATCAGCTGGGCACTGCGGGCCTCATTATTGGGCCACATCACCATATTAATCTCTACGCTGATGATGTGCTTTGTGAAGCACGCGTACTTCTTAATGTTGATCTGTTCGTCTGGTGATGGATATAAGGCGTAAGAGGTTAATACTTTCATAGCTCTCCTTAGTATTGTAGATTGTATCCCTAATGGGGGGGCCTATATTAATTCTGAATGCAGGATAGCGGGATCGAACCGCTCTAAGCCGTCTTATGAGGACGGTGCCTCCACCTATCGGCCAATCCTGCTTGTGGTGCGACCCTAACTGGGGGGCCGCGTTTATCTAGTATGCCCGTTACTTACCCTTTCTGATTAACCTCTTTGTATTCCTGTCCCACGCCGCTACATAGAAACTATGTAACAGCCTGTTAAGCAAAATTACAAGGAAGATTAATCCACCAATCTGCGAAAGCAATAAAATCACCATCTTCCTCCTGAGTTTAATCCTCTATAAGGTTTACCGTATGCAGGATAGTGGAGTCGGTTACATCATTCTACCTATCCTTATTGTGGCGCGGGCCTCGTTATTATGGCGCGGGCCTCGTTCTATATACTACAACTATTAAGTCTACAGTGTTATAGCCTAGATGTAGAGTAGTGTAACACACTACTACATGTATCGTCGGCGGGCTCTCCAGCAGACATGATTGATACCCATACCAGCGCTATGACGTATATTAACGCGACAAGGCCCCATCTATCGCGGGGCCCTACTTTAGGAATTAGATACATCAGGAATACTATGTACACGGTAAAGACTGCATTTAATGCTAATACTGTTATTGACATGCAATTATCTCCTTAATAATTAAGTGGGGACTCCCTACTACTTACTCTTGTCTATCTCTCTGGCTCGCATTTGATAGCTTAATGTTTATTTAAATATGGTTAAATATGGCGATATTTGCCGTATTTTCATCGCTGTATTAAAAACCACAATTATTATTGTTTGAATTGTTACATACTCTAACTGTATGTTATGGGCATATTTATCTGAGGTGAGAGAAGCTGTGGAATATTTAATTGATAAGTATAACTTATCAATATACAATACTACACTATATACTAAGTGACGCTAGCATAGATTACAATCAATAGTTAATAGGTTTGTCTCAGGGGGTAGAATGGCACTTTGATAGTCATTGATAAACTATTCTTATATAGCGTTGTGGGTTTTGCCCTAACGCTGTATGCAGAATAGCGGAATCGAACCACTTTAAGCCGTCTTATGAGGACGGTGCCTATACCAATCGGCCAATTCTGCTTATTGGGAGACCGTAGCTGTGGTCTCATAGTCTATTATTTAGTAGGTGCTCCTATGGGAGGCCTCGCTTGTGCTAAGGCCCCTAACCCGTAGTAGTGGCCCGCGGGCTTATCACCCCTCATATTGAGCTATTACTTGCTCGAGGGCCATGGATAGTGCGGGCCCGCACTATAACTCTACACGGTAGCTTATCACGCTATTGACCTTGATCTTCTCGTTCTTGAACTAATCACAACTGCGTTAGGCTCGAATTCACCGTATGCTTCTACACTGGTATCTATTACGTAGCTCAGCGCTACGCTCCCACAGTGAAATTAGTCTGGCCCGCGTATAGCAGCTGTGCGTCTTCTACACGATAGTATAAGGCACTGTTACTGTAATCGGCCGGGCCCGCAGCACATAGTCGCTGTAAGTCGTCTACACAGCAGAATAAGTCTGAGTTAATGTGGCGCGCCTTGATATCTACGTTGTTTATGCTCAGGTTAATCAATGACGGTTATTTACTTAGAAGCTCTATTAGATAATCAATGGAACGGATACTATATTCCTTATTCGAGCCCTTGGCCCGCCAGCGGTTACGCGTCGGATAGTAGTAGTAGAAGCGGCCCTTAACGTTAATGAGTAGGGACCCATTACCAACAGAGGACCATTTAATGCCGTGTTTATCTAGGCACTCCTTAGCGTGATCAAACTCAGGGAAGTTTTCATTATTCATGGGCTCATCCATTTTAATTAATAGGGTATTGACAGGGTGGGGGCCCTGTGCTATAATACACGCATGTGTAACATCTGCAGACGTAAGGCGAAGCTTTATACTGCGTACGCCGTGCCCCTAACTCACGAGAGCACGAAGGGAATGAGGCCAGGACTGCCTCACTACCACCTGGGTACCCGACACCCACCTACCATCGATAAGGTGATGATGGCAGGTAAGTCAAACGGCATACCGATAGGTATGTGGCCCCACACGGGGCGGAGGGGATGACCCCTTGCAGGCGGGAGGGGGCAGCGCACGCAGGTAATGAGAGCCACGGAGCAGCGACCGACTGGGGGGAGGGACTCCCGTAAGGGAGTTAGGCCTATCCTCTCCTCAGGATGACATATAAACCGCCCTTGGCGATTCCCCCAATTGGGTGAAGTTGTTTATTAGACGCTGTAACCAATAAATTATTGGCCTCCCCGATAACGCGGGGGGGCCCGCCACAGGCCCACAACAGCTAACTTAATCCCTACTAGGGATTGAAACTCCAGGATGGGCCCTACTAATTAACTAACGGCCCCCTCTGATTAGCTGTTGTGGGCCTGTGGCGGGCCGTTAGTTAATTAAGTGTATTTGGAGAGGAACTTTACTAGGTGGTCGATAGAGTGTGAATTATATTCTTTATTGCTTCCTCTGGCCCGCCACCTCTTACGGGCTGGGTAGTAATAGGAGCGCCCCCTCACTGTAATTGATAGGCGCCCAGGTGTATCTAATCGCTCCTTAGCGTAATCTAGCTCATTACTCTCATTATTCATCAGCTGTTCCATTATATTGGCATATATATACTATTATTTGGCCGCCTAGACTATCGTATGGCACTATTGTGTCCATTATTCTCATTGGGGCCCGCGGATAGTCCCTGTTCTATACCTGCTCTGCCCCTCACCCTTATGGGAGTGGTTATAAGGAGGGGGGCCACCACGGAAGGGTTGGCGGTAATACCTACACGATCAACATAGTTCAGTCGTCCTGTCCTTGTCTTCCTTATATTGATAGTCCACGAGGAGGGAGGGCCGCTCTATAATCAGGCGGGCCCCCCTCTACCGCAGGGCCCACTGTGTTATAACATCGCGGGCCCCATATGCATTAGTATATGACAGTAGTTGAGCTGAGCTACACCGGTTCCTTATACCGTAGCAGGGCCCACCATCGTGACAGTATGGCCTCAATACTGAGCTACACCGGCCGCGTACCGTTATACCGCGGGCCTTATGTTAGTTGACTGTATCCTCAATGTTGGGGTTGACACCACTGCAGCGGCGTGGTATAATGGATGTATTGGATTATAGAGGTGCGGCTGCTAGACTATTTAGGCCCATCTTGCTAGCATATCCACAAAATTAGTCTTAATAATCACCCCCCCTTCACAGAGATGCGGCCGGTGCCCAGATAGCACCACTTATGGCCATCGAGGGTTGTACTAGGTAACGGTAATTACCTCCTAGAGCCCGGGCCTTCCTCGTTAATTAGTACATCGGCATTATTGCCACGACGATAATTTTGATGTATAATGTATATATGCTAGTGCTCACTGAATATCTGGCCAGTGAGCATGATCTAGACCTACTGAATATCTGGCCAGTAGGTTGAACCTATCCCTAGATTGCGACCCCGGCCTCCGATGGAGGGGGGGACCCGCGATCAACGGATAATCAAATGCCCTATAGATGGCGTCCCGGCCTCCGATGGAGGGGGGATATGCATCTGTAGGGCATTTTCATTTACTTATCCCTGGGGCCCCCCTTCCCCCTTCCCCGGCCTCCGATGGAGGGGGGGATCGAGGAGGGGCCGGCCGCAGGGATAAGTAAATGCCGGGAGCCTATCTCGTGGGGGCTGCCCGGCATAATTACACATAGAAACCTCTCTATTATAGCACATGGAGGCACATGGAAACAAAATCAAGTAGCGGATTCGAACCTCGCCCATCTTACCACGCCATGCATATTATGCTAGGTGGGGCCCGCCGCTATCTCGCGGCTGCCACTATTCACACCAATGCCAGTGGCTACCAGTACGTCCTCGCTAAGGAGAATAAGCGGCTATTCGATTACCTCGAGCACTGTCGCTTCTTCGCGTTCCACTGCACTAACCTCCGTAAGGAGCTGGTATATGTTCACCAGATAGTCCTCTACATTGATAGGCGGCCCGCCGCTGGTTGGAGACGAGAACGCCGTGGTGAGGTCTGCCGCGCGGGCCTCATGGAAGTACATCACCTCGATGGTGATACCTCTAACAACGACTATGGTAATCTCTGGTACGTGAGCCCCATCGAGAATAAGCTTCTGGCCCACGCTACTCAGAATCCTGAGGTTATCGCTGACCCCGCTCAGTGGGTAGTGCACTACGGTACCGATAGCGGTGATATACGCCCCCTCGCTCAGTTCACCCACCTGCTCGAGCGCACACTACAGCGCACTATGACGCGATTGGGCCTCGATTGGGCTCAGGAGAGGGTGCAGCGCTGGTGGCGGGGCCTACCTACTGATGCAGCTCGTCATCTCTTGGCCGGCCTTAGATCTACTATCGACCCCCTACTTGATATCTTCCGGAGGGAGCAGGCCGCCTGCGCGTGATGCTGTTGCACGCACCTATCTTGAAGCTGTTCTCTCAATTACGACGGGCCCCTCCTCGAATAGGTCATCACATAGCCGCTGACAATCATAGATCACGTACTGACTGACGGCAAACGCGCTGTCTGCCACCATCATGTAACCCCCCTCTCCATCTGGCCTGATTATACCGCTCCTCTCTAGCTCCTCTGCCTCCTCTATAGTAATGGGGGCCAGGTATCTACCGTCTGTGGCTCGTATTGTATATTTAGTTTGCATATGATTTATTTAGTCTTGTACTGCTGGCCCGCGCTGCTCTCTCTGTAGCAGCCTTCATTATCTTATCGTCTAACTCTCTGTAAAACTCTATGTCCCCTAGGGCCATGAAACAGCTCATCGCTTCTACTAAGTCGGGCCTCTCTCGGAAGTATTCTACTTCCCCTCCTCCCTCTAGATACCTCCTCAGTAATCTCGCTATCTGTATACCTTCATCATTGGCCTCTGTCCATAGGCTCTTGAACGCTGTCGTACATATATTAATATCGTGCCCCATCTCTCGGGCCTTCGTTAATGTGTATCTCTCTAGTAAGGCGTATCGCATTAGAATGGGGAGATGGGCCGGGCCATACTCCTCTAACCATTCTGCTATTACCTCTAGTGCTGTGTTTAGTTTACTCAATGTATTACACGCCCTCTGCTATGGGCGGGGTTGACCCGCTAGTAGCCGCGGGCCAAGTAATTTATAGCTAGGCTACTCTAGTTCTCTATTAGTACTGGAGAGTTACATGGTTGAAACAGTCGGGAGCACTTGCTTCATACGCTGCTCCACTTGCTCCCTTAGTTCCTGCCTTCTTATTGAAGAGCCTATTTATCTCTTCCTCATTCACAAGGGTGTCATCACTACTCCAGGCCTCATAATAAACGGAGTCAATGTCGTCCTCCATGATTATGATATTACCCTCAGCCGTGGGTTTTTTGGTTTTACATTCAATCACCATTACAATGAATGGGCTATTATTCCCATACATCTTGTAGCCATCGGCTATGTCCTTGGCTATATAATTGCTATGCGGGAACACTAGGTTGACAGTTAGCCCAGTGGCCCGTTCACTGACGTCGATAGAACGGCCGTTTGCTAACTTCAAATGATAGTCTTGCGCTTCAACGCAAGTTCCAGTTAACACGGCATTGCCGCTGCGGCTAGTCGTAAATGTAACTTGTTTGGTTTCATTCGAACGGGTTAATTTGATTCTTAGTTTCATTCTTGGTTTCATGGCAGTCCTACTTAATTATTTGATGGGGTAACCCTCTACTAGGTAGAGGGTCCTTGCGACCATTCTTCCCCGCGGCAGGCCGTGTAATTTATACTCTAGCTCTCTATTAGAGTCTCTCTTGGAGAGTTACCTTACGGCTGAACCAGTTGGGAGCACCTGAAGTAGGAGCACTTGCTTCACGCGCTGCTCCACTTGCCCCCTTAGTTTCTGCCTCCTTATTGAAGAGCATATCTAGCTCGCGCTCATTCACGAAAGTATCGTCATTCCATGCTTCATAGTCAATTGACGCAATGTCGTCCCCCATGATGATTATATTGCCCCCGGCTGCGGGCTTCTTAGTTTTACAATCAATCACCATTGTGATGAATGGACTGCCATTCCCATGGATACGGTAACCATCAGCTATGTGATTGGCTATAGTATCAGTATCTTGTGGTCTGAATACTAGATTAACAGTCAGCCCAATGGCCCGCTCACTGACATCAACGAGGCTACCATCTGACAGGTTCAACTGATAATTACTAGCGTCTACCACGGTGCCGGTTAGCACCGTGTTGCCATTCTTAGGGCTAGTAGTAAGTGTTACTTGCCGGGTTGCGTTGCTGCGCGTCAATTTGATCTTGAGTTTCATAATATACCTCGGTTAGTTGGTTAATTGATTGGGGTCTCTTAGTAGTGCGGCCACTCTTCTATGCGACGGGCTCCGTGATACGGCCAGACTTGACGACTCGTCCCCCCTGCGGGGGCCTTCCTCATCTGCGGTCGTGCCTCGCGCACTCTGACCACCAGCTCTCGATGGCGTGGTTTAATTTCCAGGCTATACAGATCGATTGGATAATCAGACATTCCCTACCCCCCAGTAAATTGAGTTACCTACTCGACTCTCTACACCATTAGGTGATAGTATGATACGCGCATTGCTCCGCTTGGAGCTCGATAGATAGAGCGCGCGGGCCAGGAATGCTACGATTACTAGTACCGCTACACTATGTGTGATGACCAGCACGGCCACCATGAACATGAACAGTGATAGATACGCTACGTGACGCGCATCTAATTCTATAGGCTCCATATAGCTCTCCCATGGTGTGGTTAATGGATGGGTACACCCAGTGCCGCCGATTAGGCCGCAGTCGATGCCCCTAGTGCCCCACTGGGGCATCGACAATGGGATACTAGGAGCCCCATTGGCTTATATAACTGACGACTATTAGTATGGGGAAGGGTAGCATCTTATCTATCCCTGATATCTCCCCTACCATATACATCAGTCCTAGACATACGGCCCCCGGTAGGAATAGAATACTAACGTGAGCCGATGCCATCAACACGACCAGCGCGGCCGCCGTTACACCTAGATTGATAAGGCGAGTGGGGCCGGCGTGTAACCAACGTTGCCACATGGGGCTCCTTATCATCCAGATGGTCAGCCAATAGGCTGATAAGAATAGGGGCGTCAGTAACACTACTGCGCCGACGAAGGCGGGCCAATGGAATTGGTTTACATCCGTTAGGGCCAGGTAGGAGCTCATGGCATCTCGCCCGCTACTATTACCTAACATGACTAGTCCCAATGATATGCCCCGCACAACGGCCTCGAGATAAGATTCAGTCTTACCATCGGGGGCGGCTGCGGCTACAGGTAACCCAATAGCGAGGAATGGTCCTAGCGACATAGCGATGCTCAGTGCATTGCTGGTCTCACAGTCCCCAGTCTTACGTCTAGCGGGGCATATTAGGCTGGCCATAACGTAGCCCCCCATACCCAGGATGGTAGTAGCGTGGGGCTGACTATGCAGGAACCATAGGAAGATAGCCGTGATAACGGCTAGACCTACCATCTCGGCGCGGCTCCAGCACTGCACTAATATGAAGATGGCCATCATTAATGGCGTTATCCACATATGAGATACACCGAGGTATTGGTCCATAACTATTATGCCTAGACTGGCTACTATGCCCCCAATTAGGCTGGTGATTCGTATTAGCAGCGAGGCCGATGCGTCATATCCGCTAGTGGCGGTAACTACTCGCATACCAGTGAAGGCCGGGTTACTCATGCGGGCCTCACTGGTGATAGTGCCAACTATCACTATAGCTAATACGCCCATCGCGTTATCACCGCTTATCAGCGGCATAAGGGCCATTAGCAGTATCTCGATACTAAGATATGGTATCAGAGATACTATGAGGGCCATCAACGCTAATACGATTGTCATGTGACTTACCCATTTAAGGTAATGATGGTAACGTTAATTAACGTGCCGTTACTAACGTTACCCGTTACTTGTATAAACCTACCGCTGCGTACTCCCCTAGCCAGGATAAGTATACTGCACCTGCTAGTGCCCGCACCCTCGTATAGGAGGACGTAGGCATGGTTGGGTAGGAGAGGGTTAGAGTATGTAGTGCTCTTAGCCCAGGCCTTCTCAATTGTCACGTAGGAGCCATTATGGCGCCTTATATCGCATAGGCCCACTGGTATGGGCGGGGGCCTATTCCCTAGTATAAGGGCGAGCACTGTATCTAGCACGTTTTATGGCCTCATTGAACTCGGTCTCGTCAACGAAGGTCATAGTATGAACTATGCCCTCGTCCCATTCGATGATGGCATATACGACACCGCCGTGTTGTAACGCATGATTGATGGCCCGCACGTCGAGCGCATCTATTTTTAGACTTAGGTTAGTTATAGCATAGTAACCAGAACCAGGCTCGGTCTCCCGTAAGGGCTCCTCTATTCTGAGGAACCGCTTCTTGAGCCTAGGGCTACTCACACTATCGTAGTCTAGATAAGTACGGTTATAAGTGCCCTTTAACTCACCATTCTCTATATCACCTTGTATAGTTAACCACTCGCCTATCTCAGGCGGGGGCCCATCTAAGGGCACATATACATAACAGCCTCTCTTATTAGAGGCAAGCAAGGGATCGGTGAATGCGACCACCCGAACTCTATCTACTACCTTGTCACTATTAGCACTACATACGGAAGGCCTTGCCTTCGATAGGTTAGATGCTACGTCAGCGAATGCAGCTACGCCGACCAGTGCCATTGCACATAGCATTAAGGCACTTAAGGGTTTTCTTTCCATCGGAAGCACTCTTTGACAGAATAGACTTCTTTATCCCGTACCCAAGACGGTACCTTCTCCAATTCGGACTGGACTACTGGGGTCCACCAGTAGTAGTGCCCGTCACTGAATTGACCCATACATGGGTCTTGATCTTTACGACGGGAGCAGGATAAGCAGAGGCTCATTTTTTACTCCTGATAGGTTTTACTAACCGATTACTTCTCTAAGCGTTTAAAAACATCAATCTCTTCTTTGATGCTTTCCTCTGTCTGCCGCTCAAGGGCCTTTATTCCTTGATTTAAGGAATCCGAAATAGTCTTACAGGCCTTGTCGTATCTTTTAACACAAATCCAGCGGCCATAATAACAGCTTTCAGAGTCTGTTATGTATCTAACCACAAACTGTAACCACTGGTATTTTTGGTAGCTGACTTCTGCGTAGAAGGCATATGAAAAATTAGAGAAATCACATTCTTCTTCAGAGGCATTAAATACCTTTAAAACGTGACTCTGAAACTCTTCAAATGACAGCAGTTGTTTCTCTGCTGATACGCTATTCTGAAACTCTTCATATGACAACATGACAACATAGCCTCTATTATCTGATTGCTGATAACCAATCTAGAGCTTTTGTAAAAACAGGTACCCTACAGTCCCAGGGTTAGATTTATCCCGGACTAACCCTCCAGGGGTAAGGCAGTCCACGCGACCTATCTTAGCGGCCGCGGCGGCCACCAACCCTAACACGATGTAATAAACCCCTTCCTGGGGTTCGGGTAGTCCCTCGATCTCTCCGTAAACAATGGACTCGATGGCAATACCATCGATTTCCCCCGTGACTATTGAAACTCGTGGGAGAATCCCCGACGGAGGGATCTCTTTGAGAATTTCAACAGTTTCAGCGAGAAACTGGTTCTTGGAGTCTTGCTCGACCCCCTGTCTAGAGACGAGGGTGATTACATCAGGCGTGGCGTTAACGACCATTCTTTTGACTCCTAAATAATTGTTAGCTGATAACTGATAACTAATTACTTTTCTATTTTTTAAAAACAGCAATTTCTGTTTTTTGCGAAACAATTTCTATTGCTTCTACTAAAGAATCCGAACCTTTGTCTTTTTCTTTTACGACACTCCAACGGCCATAACTGCAAGCGTCAGGGTCTATTGAGTATTTGACTGTAAAAAATAACCACTGGCAGCCAGTGTAATTAATTAATGCCAAGAAATGATAAGAAGAAGAGCAAAACTTACACTCCTCTTTAGAGGCATTAAATATCTCTAAAACGTGACTCTGAAACTCTTCAAATGACAGCAATTCTTTTTTTGAGGTACCCTGAAACTCTTCAAATGACAGCATAACACCTCTAAGATTAAATCTTGACATCTGATAGCTGATAACTAACTTAAGACTTTTGTAAAAACAGGCACCCTAAAACAGTCCCAGGGTTAGATTTATCCTGGACTAATGCCCCGGGGGGCTAAACAGTCCACGCGACCTATCTTAGCGGCCGCGGCGGCCACCAACCCGGATACGATGTAATAAACTCCTTCCTGGGGTTCGGGTAGTCCCTCGATCTCTCTGTAGTAGAATGGTATACACGCCCCTCTACCAGTAGAGAGGCGTATATCGGCCGACCTCCGATAAGGTCAGCTGATTCTTATTCCATAGGATTGGTGCTTGCGGCAGGGGCCGCCCACTCTGCATCGTTACCTGCTGCATCCGCTGCTGCTCGTGCAGCAGCGAGTCGGGAAGTACGTTCTAATTGCCGGCGCTCCTGCCGAGCATTATTCTGAGACCGCGCTGCTAAGAGCCAGGCATCCATCGCGGGCTTTGATTCAAAGCCTAGGCCGCCGATAGATGTCTTATTTACTTCCATTCCCTCTATCCCGCAGGAGTAGAATGTGATACTATGGGTATCCATCCCATTTACGGTTAGTACGGAGAAGCTGGGCTCTCCGACTTCAAATAGGATGGAAACGCCCCCTCCCATCATATCTGCGATATTATCAGTAATGGTTTCAAATTGGTCCGGTGTTACCCGGACTTCTACCGTAAGACCAGCTAACTGGCCATTGTCAATAGGGGAGCCCTGGTGGGTGACATTACTAATCTTCGTAACTGTGCCCACTAATCGGACAGTCCCATCGGCGCATTCTCTGTTCCAGATACGCCCTTGGTATTTAGTCGTAAATGCTATTGAGTATAGCATAAACGCCTTGACTGGTTCCTGTGGTTTAGGTTCCGCTGCCTTAAATGCGTCCACAGCTGAGCGAGTGGCTTTGGCGGTAGTGCGTGATGGTCTCATGGCTAATAAGTTAATAGGTAATAATTAGAGGTTATGTCCCTCCGTTGGGGAGTGGCATCGGCTACTTTCGCAGCTCGAGCACCATAAGCTCCTCCGCTGGGGAGTGGCTAGTGCAGCTAGTGTAGCTATCGCGACTAGTGCGACACAAGCCCCTCCGTTGGGGAGTGGCTAATATAGCTATGGTAGCTATCGCGATAATAGCTCTTCTGAAAGGGAGTGGCTAATGAAACTAACGCAGCTCTTGCTGGATCCTTAGGGAGTACGCATAACAGATAGTTTATTGCCACCGCTAATAGAATTCGCCGTCACGAGCATAAGCCGCCGCTAGTAACATTCGCTGTCATGAGCAATACTGGATACTACCTATCATATGGAGGGAAGAGCTCCACTAAAAGAAAAAGGGGCCAGGTGGCCCCCAGGGGTCATATGACCCCATTGTAATTAGAAATCAGGATGATCTTCAGCTTCAGCGAGCTCTAGTTTGTAGTCGCCGAGGTCGAGATGTACAGCAGTTGCGATTTCCAACAGCTGCTTGAGCTGGGGGTTCCTGACATGATTAGAGAGTTGGAACTCACTTACCATTTGGAACACACTAACTGGAACGATCTCATCAGCGCCATAACTAGCTGCGTCATCCTGGGTCATAGGAGCCACAGGATCATAGCCCTGGCCAGTACGACGGAAGGCTCCGTATATGGCAGACGACATGATAAGGCCCTCGCGAGTGAAGTTGCCCCGTTCGAGAGCACCGTATGTGAGAGTACGGGCACGAGCCTTTATAAGCTGGTAGATTACCGCGGGCTCCTTAGCTAGTTTAGCAGGCATAAGGCCAGCCATAGCCTGAGCAGGAGGTACACCACTTCCTTGGCGATCCGTATCCGCAAGCTTAGTAGAGTTGGCAGAGTAGTATAACCTGTCTTGCGCCGACTTATACATAGGTACGCCAGCAGCCCAGGCGCGGGCTGCCTGTACTAAGGTCGCCATGAAGATCTTAGCCTCAGGGGTATAGCCCCCGAGACCCATGTTTTCATAGACGAAACGCCAAGCTATAACACACGCCTTGAGTGCGTCGGTATCGACGCCGCTAGCGCGGTACATACTATCCCATGCCTGGAAGGCAAGTGCGGAACAGATACCATAGCCAGCACCTACGGCCCCTTTGTAGTGCATATGCACCTCAGCAGCGTCGCTGACGTACTTATTGACAGCGATAGCAGTAGCTACAGCCTTATCCCATTTAGTGAGGGATTTCTTGCCCATCTTATCTTCATAGCTCATGAAGGCGAAGAACGGCAGGTCATCTGCTTCGTAGCAGTAGAAGTAGCCGCCCATGCCCATGAGACTAGCATTGATAGTGAGGGCACTCTTAGCGTTAATACCATACTTGTGAGCATTAATGCCGCCGCACTGATCACCATCAGCATCACCTTCGTTAACGGCGTGCCATAGGAGGGGGTTGACCGTATAGTGTGCGACGAAGGCATCAGTAGTAGAGAACTTGACGCGGCCACATAGGATGAAACCCATAGGAGTACGTTGTACCCCAATAACCTGGCCCTCTTCAACGCCAAGCATACGCACCATAGGGCAATCGGGGTGCATGAGAATTACAGGCACGCCATCAGCGCTATGAAGCAGTGGGCTATAGCTCGTCTTGACCTTACCAACGACCACATTGCCGGCGCGGGCTATACTTTTCAGAATGCCCTGGGATTTAACCATAGTGTTACACCATGTGCGTAAACCACGGCTGACCTTAGCAGTCATAGAGTAGATTTTACTATCCAAACCACTCTGGTCTTCAATCCCTACATCAGTAACGTAAGCCAGCAGAGTTAGAAGGTCTAACATAATGCCAGTAGCGGAGGCGCCAGAGAAGGTACCGAATGCACTCAAGGCCTTACCATTGATATGAAGAGAGACTTCATTGCCGTTGTTCTGGGCAACGATATCCACTCCATTGGGGTAGGCGGTAGCAAAACGGCCTAGCAGCTCGCGGTCACTGCCGGGGGTGCTATCAGAAACGTAGTCGTTAACTACACCGATAATGCCCCGTAGATGGTCACGCCCTTTAGTAGTGCTGATGTTAACACAAGCAGCACAGTCTTTAGATGTGATCATGCTAACTATGGACATAACGTTATCGTACTTAACTTCCTTCATGAGCGCTTCGCCCCAAGCGCGGTTCTGTAGAGCCACAATACCGATCTGCTCCATAGTCATCTTGGAGAATGCTACGGACTCACGAGGAGTAGCTATCTCGATATCGTACGGCAGATAGCCGTATATAACTTCGACGGTCTCTTCGATACGGACGCTGGTATCGTCTATATCGATTACATTGATATCATCGTTAGCGACTACAGACGAGATGGAATCCCACAGGTCGCGGGCCATATCAAAGGAGATGACCTCTTTAACACTGTTGGCTCGAGCCCACTCAGTAAAGGCATTAGTCTTAGCCATGAGATCAATGACTTTACCAGTATCATCGATGGTGAGAAGCGCACCTTCGGGAGTATAGGTGCAGCCCCCCTTCTCAATGGCAAACATCTCTATGAGTGCGGGCCATCCCTTGGTGGTCTCGTTATTCAGGATGATATCCCAGGGTTGAGATAATCCTTTAACGTCATAGGGAAGAGTGGTAAGCTTCTTCCCTAGACCGCGGAGTTTGAGGACCTGGTCGCGCCCTACCATTTCAGTCTCAAGTCGAATGGTGACGCTATCAGCGCGGCCCTCGACGCCATTACGCGTGACAGTCCCGCCTATTACGCGGATGTCCTGCGCGAACGTCTCGTTCTTGACAATGCAGTACTTGCCCTGCATAATACTGATGATAGGGTTACCAGGAGCATAAACCTGGCCCTCTGCCTTCGCTATCTTACCTTCTATGACTTCTATGAGCTTACTCGTGGGGTCATCTAGATCAGCAGCCATAAGAGCGCGAACTGAGCTAGGAATACGGAGTACGTGAAACTCCTTAGTAATGGTCTTCGGTACGGTGTATTCGAACTCGAGGTCGCGACGTATAGCAGCAACACCGCTGCCAAAGCCAAAGCGACTATTGGTGAATGCAGTGCGTAGATAGAGGCCACCACCACAACTATAGCCGCCATCACCTAAATCAACGCGAAGTAGGCTATCACGACGATCTATGATCTCAGCACGGGTGTATTTACCCGAGCTAGGCGGACGGTTGTACACCTTAGTGGGCTTGCTGAAGTCATGGATGGAGTATATCTTACCATCCTTAAGCCCAAGGAACATGGCCTTGGCGCCCTTACCTACAGCGATCCACTTTGTATTGTACTTATCAGGTGCTGCTATGATGCCGGCCTTGAGCGACAATTCGAGATCGCTGGGAGCAAGATTAGTGTTCTCTACTTGCAGGAAGGGGAAGGCCTTATCCCAAGGCTTGAACACGATAGGACGACTCATACCGCGATTAATCTCAAACAGAGATTGGCCCTCTTTAGGCTGAGCGCCGTAGTTGATGTCCTCGCGCCACAGGTTGGTTATCTCGTTGAGGATAGCACGCGCACCAGTGGCGTTATACGCTACCTTCATACAGAGTGCCACAAGGACTACACGACCACTGTAGTCCTTGCCTCCGACTTTGACGAGTTCATTAGCGATGCGACGCTGACGACCATCATTGACGGTACCTGTACTAAAGTTGAAAGTAGTGCTGCGGTTATTACCCTTGATGACAACACAGGGGCCCTCAACACTAACAATACGGTGCTGCTTGACACACAGACAGCCTACGAGAGCGGCCAGGTCATCACCAGACCACGTAGCTAACTTAGTGAGGAAGTGCTCACTATACATGTTAACTAAGCATTCGGTCTTAGTAGCATAGGTATGCTTGTCGGCTTCGTAGGGAATAGACTTAGTCACACCTAAGTTAATGACCTTAGGATTCATCTTAGAGTCTGTGGTGTAAACAACACGGTGGTCTAGAAGCGCAAGGAACTTCTTAGACATACGGCTGTTAGGAGACACGACATAGAGAATCGGACCTTCAGGCAGAAGGTCGAAGTTATTAGCCCCAAACAAGCGGGCTAGCTCTTTACGAGCTGTCGTGATGCGCGCCTCCTGCTTAGGAGACACGACTCCACCGAGAGTACTAGGGTCAGGAATTAACATCTCGATAATGCTTTTCATAGTACTAGGGTCATTGGTGGTATTGGTAGAGGAGCTATCACTCTCTAACCCCTTAGTAGGGGCTCCTGTGTTAGAGAGCGGGCGGGTAGGAGTTACTGCTGCGGGCGCCGCACCAATAAGACCATCAATTGCTTGAATGGTTAGCGCAACAGCATCATCGTTGTTGACACTATTGTTAAAGACGAATTCCCAGTCTAATAACGTATTAGTGTCATCATATCCAACGGCTTCAGCATATTCGCCATAGGTCTTATAACCGAGTACACGATCATCGAGACCTACGACTTCACGACAAATCGCAGGATCTAAACTGTCTACTACATCCATCCATGTATCATCAGGACCAGGTGCTCCGCTTTCTACAAACGCGGCCATGAGGTAGTGGGTGCATAAGAGGCGGGCCACTAACGCCGGGTCGTACATAAGCAGGGCTGCTTCGTACTCGTCGTTCTCGTGTTCAGTACCCTCGTAGAACGATTTAGTGGCATGCCATTGAGCGAAGCCAGCCTTCATGGCGGCTTTGGATACAGCGCCAAACTCTAGGTCTTCAGTAAGACCTAGAGCTTGGCAGTGGTGAACAAGCTCATGAGTCACTGTGTATAAATTGTTGTAGTCGGGTATAGTGATGACACCATTACAATAAGATGCTATGCTCCCTTGTACGAAGGTGACACCGCATAGTTTGCCTATGGCTATCATGCGGATAGCCGGTACGTCACTTGGTAATTCTGGCATTACAACGCTCACACAACGTTTAACGCGTGCTGCTTTATTGGCAGCTTTAGCAGCTTTAGCGGTAGATAAAGCCGTTTTATCGTTTTTAGTTTTGTACTTCTTGCCCACACAAGTGCGGCCGTTGCCGCGGTAGTTTACGCGGCCTTGATTAAGAGCAGCGATAATACTACCAGCAGCATTATTAACTACGGTAGCAACGGCTTTAGCGCCGGTGCCGGTGCTAGTAGGACGCGCGGGGCGCGAGGGACGCGTAAATAATGCACTGACAGCGCGCAGTATAGGTTTGGCCTTACGTTGTTGTAAGACAAGTTTGTCTACGACGTTACGGCCGCGTAACACGTGTTTGCGGGCGGCTGAGGCTGCGGCAGCTGCGGCACGACGTAGCGCACGCCGTGCTGATTTTACAACGCAGGGGCGTTGGCTTTGAGGTAAGGAGCGTATAGGGCGGCCGGCTGACGCTATACGACGAGAGCGACGGCGTACTACGCGATTAGCGCGACGGCTCGCTATCTGCTGGGCACGGCGCCCAGGGCCTACGCGTCGTGCAGTAGTGCGAGTACCTGCGATAGCGGCGCTGATAGAGGCTACAAAAGATTGGAAGAAGACAAAGTTGACATTCATGGTATTACTAGTAATGTAGAACCACTAAAAGAAAAAGGGGCCCAAGCAGGGCCCTTTTTACTTAGTCAAGTAGACCGTTTATATCTGCACGTGTTTTATCAACAGTACCTGCGGCTGCTTCTGTTGTAGCTTCTGCTGTTGCTGCTGCGGCTGCTTCTGTTGCTGCTGCGGCTGCGGCAGTTGCACGAGCTGTTGCAGCAGCCTCCCGTTTGCGTTTGCGGGCGGCCGCTTTACTATGTAATTGTTCCACAGTTACCACGTTAGATTTTGCCGTCCCCTCAAACCCGTCCAGTATAGACGGGTCTATCTTCGGGCGCATGACTTCCCGATGAAGTTGTATCTCCGCACCTTCAAGGTGAAAGTACTGGGTTATTGTGCCCTTGTATTCTGTTTCGCGTCCAACGCAGAGGTCTTCTGCGTTGAAGCTAACTTTTACACTTCCACATGATGAGCTTTCCCAGTCGTCTTCGAAATCTGTAGATAACTCTACAGACATAATAATATCATCGCTGGCGTCTCCGGTCAGACGCTCTACAAACTTGGACGTAGATAAGCTACGGCCATCGGAGGTAGTGAGAGGTACCTCCCCGTTCTTATTGGATATCAGCCGGAATTCTAGCCAGTAGCTAGATAGATCCAAGCGGCGTTTGATAGCGCCATTGTGCACGTAAGCAAGAATGCCAGGTTTAGTGTTGACACTCTTGCTTACGTTAAGAGTAAATACGTAGTTTTTCACAGTAGAGTTGGTGGGGTTAGAAGGGTTAGAGGAGTTAGAGGAGTTAGAGGCTTGATTGTTGTTGTTTCTCATTGTGTATACTTGGGTGTATAAAACTACTAAAAGAAAAGGGGCCCCCGCTCAGGCCCCTTAACTACTACTCTTTACCTATCTCGCACGCCGTCACGGGGGAGTCCCCATGACAAATGCCTACGTATACCCCACCAACGATAGCGGCATTAGTGGCAAGAATTACCACAACAGAAATTATGTAAGCTAGTGTATATTTCATAATCTCTCCTAGGATTAATAGATCACTAGAAGAAAAAGGGGCCAATTGTTGGCGCACTTAACGAACTAAGGCGTTGAGCTTCATTTATCTTTTCTTTAACACGCTATCATTTAGAAACGAGGGCCCGTCTCTGTTTCTTATTCAAGATAGAGGCGGGCCCATAGCATTAGTCTATTAGAGTAATAATCTCTAAATCACCATCTGGTACAACGTACCAGCGATGACCATCAAGGTCTAGATGACACGCTGGACCATCTACAGACCGACGTTGAATCGTCAAACGATTCAACACGTGAAGATAAGTGTGATAAGGGCACATAGATTTACCTCCTAGAGTAAATGTTCACTAGAAAGAAAAGGGGCCGCCCACCCAACAGCCCCTTAACTACACGACTAGCTACAGACTACGCAAGAGAGCGTGCCCCTCCTCTTCCACTTGATGGGAAAGAGCGCGAGCCTCCATCATTAGAGCGAGGCAGGTTGTCACTAGAAGAAAAAAGGGGCTGTGGTTAGCAGCCCCCTAATATTATTCAGGTAAATCTACAGAGGGAGCCCAACCCGCCTCTAACATCGACACGTAATCAATGTCGGAATGGTAGTTCCGTTCAACATAGACTCCTTCACCCCGCTGGTAGCGGCAGAGGGGTAGGGATACATACTTGAGAGGTCGGATGAATGCATAGTTACCCTCATCCCAGGTAGCCACCTCCCAGTAAGTAGCCCACTCAGGAATTACTTCCGCTGTGGGTATCTCTACTTTCCATACGGTCGTGAAGGCACGGCCAGGATTGAGCTTGACCAGCTGCTCTTCACAGACGATTATCTCTCCTCCATTGTAGGAGACCTCTATACCTACCTTCTTGGCCAGAGAAGATAGGATACCCGCTAGACGAGGCGGGCAAGGTAGCTTCATGTTATAGGAGTTGGGATTGAAGTTCCACGTGTCACGACACTCCACCTTGATGGTGTCGGGACCTACCGCCAGAATGCGGTAGTTGAAGTTACCGATGGCCCCGGCTAAAGAAGACTACCAGTTGTCGTGCCCTCCGGAAGCAGCGAGAGAGGTGATTTCTTCTTCGTTAAGACGAGCCTTGAAGTTTCGTATTACCGCATCGCGTGTCTTAGCGATGTCGGCTTCAGATAGAGTCGGGGGCTGAGGACCGCCCATGAAATAATACGAGATGAATGCCCACGTCGTTGGGTGGACGTAGACGCCCGCCGCCTGTAGTGCGGCGTAGATTGACGCCGCTAGGATTTTGTACATATGCTCTCCTGGGACTAATGAATCACCAGAAGGAAAAAGGGGAGCATATAGCTCCCCATAGTGTTAGTCTATTAGAGTGATGACCTCGAAGTCACCATCTGGTAGAACGTACCAGCGGTGACCATCCAGGTCTATGTGACACGCAGGACCATCAACTGTACGTAACTGGATAGTGGTATGGTTGATAATGTGCAGATAGGTTTGATATGGGCACATGATAATACTCCTTCTAGAGTAAAGGTCACTAAAAGGAAAAAGGGGAGCTATATGCTCCCCTTACTAATTAACTACCTACACCCCACGGCAACGTCCAGCCTTCTTAGCTGCTTGGCGTAACGCCTTGCCGTGATAACGACGCCAACGTTTAGACTGGTTATAGCTTTGGTGGAAGGAGCCACCTCCCCAGAAGCCCGCATCCCAACGAGCATTGTCAGGCTCACCAGGACCGTAGAAGACGTGACGGCTACTACGTACCACCGTCCCACCACGATGCTGGCTACCCCAGCTCTGACGAGCCACACTAGACTCGTAATTGTAAGCAGCAGTAGCACGAGCAGCTACGGTGACATTAGTGGTGCAGTTTAACATGAGCTGTTCTCTTGGACTAGTGTTCACAGGAAGGAAAAAAGGTGCATTGCTGTCCCTCTGTTATCTATTTCTTACGAAGCACGGGCTTGGCCTTAGCCCGATACCCCAGTCGCTCGATCAATTGCATGAGGTACTTGAGCTGACATTTGGGGTTGCCATCTACCGCTAGGTAATATTCACCCCAACGATAGACGGCAGATGCCACGGCTCCTGATTTGAGAAGTGAACGGAGAGCCTCATTCTCTCCAATCTTCTTAAGGTCAAAAGACTTCTTGTTAAGGAAGTCAATGACGGGTTGGTAGCCCGCCATTTGTTTAGCGTGCTCAGGAGACGCAAGATACGCTTCCTCCGCCTGTGCCTTATCCTCTTCCTTTTGCTTTTTGTCTGTTTTCTCTTCTACCCAGCGTAGATAGTCGGGTATAACCTCACGCTCGATAATATCGCGGTAGTAAGCGGCGGCCTCCTCCTCACGCCACTCATAGTGCTCCGTAGTAGTAGGGCATTCTACTACTAGGTGCGTCATGTCTACCTCTACCTCTCCGTTAGAGAGGTAGATGCACCGGGCTTCTAGACGAGCCGCTTCATCTAGAGGAGAAGTGACAAGCCCATTTTGGTCCCGCCAACGACGTACGCGGACGGGAATGCGTAACAATGCAGGAGTCCACTTCTGACGAGTGTAAGAGCAATCTACCGACGGAATGTCCTCGTAGTACCCCTTAGAGGGATGAGTCCCTCCGTCTATTATTTCCACTACCTCTTCCAAGGTAGCGATGGCACGTTCTTGGCAGGCTGATGCTGTGTAGTATTCTACACGGTATAAGTAATCAGCTCCTACTTTAATGCCTATAGACTCGTCTAATTTGACGAAGCGGAATGTATAGCCAGCCAGCTTGATAGATTTCATAGTCTCCTCCTTGGAGATAAGTTCATGAAAGAAAAAAGGGGCCTCGGGCCCCTCCTTACCTACTCTACTTATTCAGCTCCGCTCACTCACGGCGGAGCTTCTCTATTTCCTGCCTTACCTGTTCCATCTCGTGGCTTTACGCCGCAAGATCAATAACAGGAGCGGGGCGGCGTTGTTGATCAGTTATGACTGATCACATAGACGCGCTTAGCATCCGTGTAATCTTGATAGTCTTTTGGTAGAAGAGACCGTCCTACCTTAAGTGGCTCGCCCCATGCGTCGAAGGCACCATAGAGATCCCCGTTTGCTCCGAGGAGCACCCGATTGACGAAGGCATTATAGAGATACCCGTCTGCTCCGAGGCGCACCCCTTTGATGAACCACATCTTAAGAATCTTCTGGGCTATCTCTTCGTAGAGAAGAATAACCGTGGGCTCTCGTTGCCCTAGCCCAAGTGCTTCGCAATTATCGAAGCACAGATCCCCGGACTGGTTAATCCAGGTCCAGGACTGCGCTATTATTCCTGAATTATCCTCGAATATGAGGAATCCGGAGTTGCGCTTTTCTTGCCCATACCAAGCGCAGGTTTCCCCAGCCCCGTCTGGGTGCTGGCAACAGTTAGTATATTCACCGAGGAAGAGCCCTCGCGTATCCTCCCGGGGGAGGAAGTAGGCGCGGATTCCATCCCGGGTAGCATCAATCCCCGAAAGGAAATCTGGTATTTGTAGAGAACGTATAAAACGCCCCTCGTAGTAGTTGTAATCCCGCGCAGATACACCCCAATTGGCGCACTCCAGGGCAAACCCCTGGTGGTTAATACTTGCGTACTTACGTGTCTTACATACCGTCACCAGTAGACGGAATGGCAGAGAGCGCTCCTCCACGCTCAGTTTGTGCCAGACTCGGCATATTAAGCCGAGTTCAGAAAATGAGGTGGAGCGCTGGCGTAGGCGCTCCCCCTGTGCGAATAGGAACTCGCTCAATCCCTGCCCGCCGAGGGGTAGCCAGTAAGTGGCGTCATGCTCGCTGTAGCCGAGCTTGGCCATCTTAGTGAGCCACTCCTCAGAGCGGCTTCCGAAAGTTGTTACTAATGGGACGAGGTACTCTGGAGGATTCTCCCGTAGTAGCAATAGCTTATTAGCTACTGCTACCTTCAGGGTGGGTATATACCCCTCCTCCCCAAATATAGTTTCTTCGTTCTCTTTAAAGGCTTTGAGCAAAGGGCGCTCAATAGCCCAACTAAGTTCCCCGTACAATTTACGGAGGGCTAGGCGCTTGTGGCCATTAAGCCATAAGTACTGGGCTATGGCCGTGCGCCCCGAGTGGCACACCTCATTAAAGCGCTGCCAGAAGGCAGCGATGCGTTCGGTACGGGAACGACGGCGCGCCCGATCCCACTGTCCCCCCTCCTCTTTCCAGAGGACCCCAGCAAGGGCTCGGAGGTCTGGGCGGGACTTGTACATAGTTCCCAGCCGTACGGCTAAAGATTTGGGAATCTCTGTGTTATATTTCCATGTCCGCGCAGCTGGGATTAGATCCCATACGTTACCAATGCGGGTGGGAACAGACATATGAACCAGTACCCGCTTAACCCAAATGGGTAAGCGGTTATAGTTTGGGGTAAGCGCTACCCTTAACACTTTACTGTGATCCGGTTGGTAACCGGAGTTCCATACCCGCCCAGGGGTGCGGACATCCTCCCATAGAGGGAGGATGCGCTTGACCTCCCACCAGTACTTAACACCTAGATCTACTAAGTGTTCAGCCAGCTGAGGAGTTCTTAGCTCCTCGAACCAAACCCCTTCTTTCTCATAAGAGAGTCCGATACCCTCGTTTAAACGAAGGTATCGGATAAGGCGCAGGCGCACCATGTGCGCCTCCTTTGCTTCCTCCAAGCTTACTTCTCGGGTGATGACCCGAGAGATAATCCAGCGCTGGGAGCTGGATAGACTATTCCACTCCTCCCACTCACTCCAGGGAGTATGTGGATTGAGTTCCAGCCACTGCCGGAACTCAAGTAGAACGTTATAAAGAGAGAAATAGTAGGGAGCGGGGTCAGCTCCTAACTCAGCTTGTGCCTCCCACTCAAGGGAGTAGGCAAGCTGAAGGCGAGCCGCCTTGGTTTTGGCGGATTTGATAAACTTAGACATAGAATTGTCCTCCTGGGACTAAAATTCACCAGAAGAAAAAAGGACCTTATCAAGACCCCTTAATTATTATTTATTTACCTCCTCACAGAGTGAAGATTTCAGGTCTCCGTAACAGGCCTCTACGGCTATTCCGCCAACAATGGCGGAGCAGCTAAATGTTAATATTATGATAGAGACAATATAGACGATATCGTACTTACCTAATTTCATAATTCCTCCTAGGATTAATAGATCACTAGAAGAAAAAAGGGGATAAAGCATATCCCCTTTTAATTAAATTACTTTAACCAGCTTAAGTCTAGCTGGTAATAGAGAAGTTTATCACTCTTCTCTATTGTCTCGAAGAGACCATAGAGGCACTCCTCGAGATGATCTCGGTCCACCCGGCTAGTCAGACCGAGCCCCTCCCAGGTAGGCTGAGGGGGTTTAATCTCTACCAAGCAGGTCTTGGTGATGCCAACAGCCAAACGAAGACTGTCGGTACGGCATAACTGGCCCAGCTTCTTATCTACTGCCTCGGCGTCGGTAGTAAGCTGAAGAGCCCATAGCTCGCCAGTATACTGGCGGACTATTACGTCCACCTTGTATACCCGGTCTAGTACTCCCCAATCATCAGTGGGGACGAGACGACGAAGGACACCGCCTCGGGAGTTGAGCTCTAGATGTTCACCCGCGAGATCACGCGCCTGGTTATACAGATAACCCGTATTCCATATCTCTCGGGGCTTCGGACACTCGAAGCCTAACTCTTCAACTAGGCGTAACACTACTTTCTCCATCTGTAAACCATTCATGATGTACTCCTAGGATTATAGATCACTAGAAGGAAAAAGGGGCCCCCGCCCAGGCCCCTTAACTACTACTCTTTGTCTACCTCACATAGTGAAGACGGTAGAGGTCCATAACAGGCCTCATGGTATACTCCACCAACGATAGCGCCGCATACGCCAAGGATGACGGCAACAGCCGCTATGTAAGATAATGTGTATTTCATAATCCCTCCTAGGGTTATAAGATCACTAAAAGAAAAGGGGCCTTACCAAGGCCCCTTATTTATTATTTATTATTTATTCACCTCCTCACAGAGTGGAGACTTCGGGTCTCCGTAACAGGATTCCACGGCTACTCCACCAACAATGGCGGAGCAAGTAATTGTTAGGAATAGCATACATACAATGTATGCTATATCATACTTATCTAGCTTCATATATCCTCCTAGGAGTTAACTTCACTAGAAGAAAAAGGGGCGCAGTGCCCCTTCTATCAACTACTTAACAAGGATGTAGTTGATGTTGAACTGGAGTATATCCTCCTCCGTCCATCGTTCTCCTTCTGCCAGCCGCCGGGGGCTGACAAATAAACATACAATATACTCGGCCCCCGAGGGCACCTGTACCCGATTCACGGGTATGTTTACTCCGAGACGGGCGGAGAGGAGCTCCGCCGTAGAGAGGTGTCCGAGAGCACTTGTCCACTCAGTAGTGGAGAGGAGAGCGCGGGTCTCTTCCTCTGAAATACAAGTACTAGTGATAGCCCCACCCGGCGTGGTAGGGTAAAGGGAGTTTGGGAAAGAATTAAGAACGTACATAATCTTCCTCTAAGGTTTAAAGTTCACTAGAAGAAAAAGGGAGCATTACACTCCCTAAATTACCCCAAGTTACTTGATATAACCTGGGTTCCAGTTAATTACTGGTTCGACGACGAACTCACCGCCGAATATTACCATCTTAGACCAGACTATGCGTCTGGTTGGTAATGCAACCTCATCGTAGTAGTTTGGGTCGTCTTCGACGTACCACCAGGGGCGGTGGGCTTCGACGTTCCCGTCGAAAGCAAGGATGAAGACTGACCCGTATCCTCCACGGGCGAAGTCCTTGGCCACTGCCAAACTGCGGCTGGCATAAAGAACTTCGCTACAACGATCCCAATCTAAGTGATCGTTGGTATGACCACGATAGGCGTAGTCATACTCCCTGGGAAGATGTTTATATATACTCATCATAGGTGTTCTCCTGTGGACTAGTGTTCACAGAAAGAAAAAAGGGGCATTGCTGCCCCTTAATTATTATTTATCTACCTATTTATCAGTCTTACACATTGACAGTGCGGGGTAGTCGTAGCAGACAACCCGGTAGAAGGCGCCAAGAATTAGACCATTCACGCCGAGCACGAGTGCAGCAGCCACAATTAAACCGAGTATATCGTCTTTGATAGATTTCATAATGTCTCCTCCTGGAGATTATAGATCACCAGAAGAAAAAGGGGCCCTGCCCAGACCCCTTTTCTTATCTCATGTTTATATACTCCTGACGCACAGTCGGTATATTCTGGCCGTCTCCACGTTCTGGTAGCTGGCTGGCCAATACCGTCATGAAGATAATAGGAATTACTACGACGCTGATAATTAGAGCTAATGATTTCATATACCCTCCTAGGGTTATAGACCACTAGAAGGAAAAAGGGGCCAATTGAAGGGCCGGGTGGGGGAGGGGATATACCCTATAATACGCCCAAATACCGCCAGCAAGTTTATGGAATCTAAGAGCTCTAGGTATTAATACGTATACACCCAAATACCGCCAGCAAATATCGAGAATCTAGAAGCTCAATAATGAGGCAGAGAGGTGTAGTAGTATGGACCAGTTATATAGGAGGTAATGGTATGTTAGAGGACATCAAGGGAGCGGTTAGGGTAGAGAAGTTGAGTGAGATACAGGTAAGGGAATTACAGAGGAGGCTAGGGATACAGCAGACAGGAATAATGGGGCCAATGACGAGGAAGGCCTGGGAGGACTGGAAGAGGAGTAAGGGTATGGGGGAACCGGGGTTAATAGGGCCGGGTTCTATAGGTCTATTACTAGAGGAGATAAACTGGACGGATATGACGAGTAAGGTGAGTAAGTACTTCACAGTGAGAGAAGTAACGAAGGGGGAGGCGGCGCGCATACCAACGAGTAAGGTCATCCAAGACAATATAATGAGACTAGCTAAGGAGTTAGATAAGATAAGGGAAGAGTGGGGTAAGCCCATTATAGTAACGAGTTGGTATAGGCCCCTTGCGATTAACAGGGCAGTAGGAGGAGTGGATAATAGTCAGCATATAGAGGGGCTAGCAGTAGACATAGCGCCCATAGACCCCGCCGAGCTAATCGAGTTCGAGAGATGGTTAGACGAGCATTGGTATGGGCCGCTGGGGTGGGGGGCCCAGAGTGGGAGGGGCTTCACGCACCTAGGGTTAACGAGGGGGTGGAGAGCAGGAGGAAAGAAGGGGCCCCGCTGGAGATACTAATGCCTACCCCTCCCCATACAAGACAAGGAGCATTAGCATACTAATACAAGTAGAAGTATGCTAAGAAACATTGATAGAGCAATGCGGCTGCAAGAGTTAAATAGTCAGCAGGTGCGGGAGCTACAACAGGAGCTAGGTGGTTTAGTAGTAGATGGGGTAATGGGGCCGAGGACAGAGGCTAGGTGGAAGGAGTGGAAGGAGGCAAATAATCAAGCGGAGCCCGACCTAATAGGGCCAGGCTCTGTGCGTCTATTATTATCAGATGATGAAGTAATGACGAGAGGAGAATACGATCTAGCGTTAGCCCCCGCCTCTAAGAGAGATAGAGATCGATACTACAGGCCCCTAATGGCAGCGATGGAGGAGTGTAATATAAAGGAGCCCGCGCGTATAGCGATGTTCCTAGCTCAGCTGATGCACGAGTCAGGGAACCTACGCTACGATGAGGAGATATGGGGGCCCACACCAATACAGAGGGGATACGAGGGCAGGAGAGACCTCGGTAATATAAAGGTAGGAGATGGGCGAAGATTCAGGGGTAGAGGTTTATTTCAGTTAACGGGCCGGGCCAATTACCAAAACATGGGGAATATGCTAGGGCTACCGCTAGTAGATAGCCCAGAACTAGCAAAGGAGCCCGTCAACTCAGCACGCATAGCAGCGCACTACTGGAGAACACGGGGGCTAAATGAAATAGCAGACAAGAATGATATAGACGCATTCAGGCAGGTAACGCGACGTATCAATGGCGGGCTGATAGGGTTATCAGATAGACTAGAACACTGGAAGAGAATACAGGCAGTGCTGACATGATAACAGGGAGGTTCCGTATATATCCGAGTAGAGACAACTATATGCTAGAGGAGGATAGTCACTACTATGAGGCCCGCATTCACGACACTGTGGGATCTCTACTATTATGGGGGCACCAGAAGAGAGGGGGTCATACAGTAGACTATAAGGCCATAGTAATACCAGACTATAATGTAAATGAGGATGGCTATATACATAGTAGAGTGGGATGGGTGGGGTTATGTCTCCCTTACCTAGATGCCGGTATAATAGCGCATGAGGCTCTACACATAGCCACATCATATCTGAGACTGAAGGGTCTACTTAAACTAGGAGAGGATATAGATGATGATGAGGAGATACTAGCATATACGCTAGGTACGGTAATGAGCCAGATAGGGACATACATACATAAGAGATACAGTTAATGTTATTACGGGAAGCGCTTAGTTCACTTAGGAGTTAATTTATCATTTAGGAGTTAATTTATGACGTTACCTATTGTCGGCTCGAGATACGGATACGCAACTTATGGTTGGCGTACATCTGCGGTTGGCGGAGTATATTTTAATATGCCTAATTTTCTTTTATTCCTGGATGCTATTGGCATCACATCGACACATCGATTTGTCAGAGCGGATGGGACGCTAATTAATCTTCGATTTCCAGAAGTTGATACTGATTTAATCCAGTTGGGAGATGTAACTGAAAGTCTTAGCCAGGGGCGGCATAGGGTGTCAATGGAACGTGCTAATAATAATGTTGGAACTAACCCATTTTTCTGGTCGCTCTTAGGGCACACCTATGCCACAAAAACTCAACTTAACGACACAAGATCTACAACAATAAGCCCGTATAGCGCAGCCTCAGGATACTTCTACGCCTGTGCCGATGATAAGGGGATTGCTATGTTCGCGGCGACTAATACTGGATTAACTACATATAGTGGCCAGACATCTTTTCACTATTTTGGATACTGCGAGGATCCAGCATCCGTAGCTTATTTTGGCAATAATAACAGCTATCCACTGGACTATGTTGGATCTGGCGGTAGTAATTTTATAAGATACAAAGATATGGTGGTACCTGGAGGAGGAGGCGGCGCGCAACCCTCTCAACCTGTGGTAGTTATTGGATCTATTAATTGCGTCACTCCTACTCCTGGTGCCAATATTACCGATCTTATGTTTAGAGATAGCGGCACTACCGATTACGGCATTAATTATCCACTGGGAATAGCGAGGCCGTTCTTATTATTTAGTAACCAAAATCTAGAAGTGAATAGTCTAGTAAGGGTTATGTCAACCCCACCGACACCAGAAGATCACTTTCATATAGTAGTTAGCGCTGTTTCTGGTGGCGGCAGCATATTAATGCCAATTATTACTGAAAATTACTCTCTGCCATAGTAGATTGATTGAGGGCGCAACACTTAACCTTCTCAAAGTCAATCAATACTAATCAGCCTTGAGTTAGATCTGGCATAGCTGACTTAAGCTTATTGAATACCTGTATCTTATGGGCCACGCCGTGTACCGGTATGACTATGTTCTTACCTGTATTACCATTACATTTAAGGCACGCGCTACACTGAGTCTCGTTAACTGAATAGAGACAGGCCTGCTCTCCCCTAATAGGTAGCTCACCATCTATAGCAACCCGATAGGTAGCCCAGCCCATAGAGTGGGCCAGCTTTAAATCCTCATATGACTCTACACTAGCATGGAGGTAGTTGCGCCACTCAGGGTCACAATCACGCCATCGATGAGTATAGCCAGTCCATCCCGGTGCCTTATTAATCAGAGGTAGCCAGGCAGAGAGGGGCATCATAGCTGGATCGCCATAGGCTCCCAGGCGCAGGGGGAATGGTAACGTAGTGTTCTTCCAAGTATCGAGATCACCGCGTTCCCACATACGCCAGATGTTATTAGAGGCCCGCGGATCCACATAACACACCCGTTTCCGCAGAGGACAATCACCGCATATACTACTATCAGCACCAGACTGTATATTAGATATAGGCGAGCCCTCCTGACGCAGAATATATGTCTGTATCATAAAGCCCGTCTTACGGTTCATACTGGGGCGCTGGAATCCACTGGCGAGAACTACTATAGGTTGGCTGTCCCATAGAGAAAGGCCACTCCATATCACGAGGGTACTACTTTTATACATAGAATATAGTCTAGAATGGATTGAAGTATGGTATTGTCATTGAAAAATATGCACACACAACTCGAAGATTGTGCTAGTCAACTACTAGTAGCAGCAGTAATCAAGAGAGATGAGGAAGCCACTGAGGCTATTCTAGATGTCATCGCCCTATTATTCACCGAGGCCGAGCAGATAGAACTAGCAGTTCATATGGCTTACAATAGCCTAGATGAGAGTGGATGTGACTGGCTTCAGGAGCAGATAGAATTGCTAGACTGTCCCTCAGCCGAGGTTAATCAGGAGGACTCGATGCGAGCACTAGAAGACGAGGGTATCTTTGTAATAGAGCAGGCCCTAGAACACACGTACGGTAAGTCGGAGCATGATGGTGAAACTAATACGATTCTTAAGTAGTTTACTAGCTCTAGCACGCCTACTGAGTCGAGCTCATCTTACATGGGCCGGCCCGTATCTCACAGTAGACTACGAGGGAGTGATAATCCGTGTAGGTCAGGGGGAGTTGAGTATAGATACCAGTAATCATATGATGATTAATTGCAATCACAAGGAGGATAGTAGACCAGATGTTTCCAGCGTGCAGGATAGGAGATATGGTGAGAAGCATATGCCCCAGGATACCCGACGGGCCTTTCTACACAGGTAGTCCTGATACTATGATTAATGGTAGACCCGCCATACGAATAGGAGACAAGTCAGTGCCGGGCCCTGCTATCACTGGCAGCCCGCGCACATTTATTAATGGCATACCCGCCGTGAGTATTATAGATCAGGTCTTCTGTGGCGTTATAATAACAGGTAGTGAGGATACCTTCATAGACTGATGCTTACATTTAATAGAGATCCACAGCCTGCCACCATAAGCTCACCCCCCACTACTACTAATGCCGTCATACAGCAGTTCAATAGTGAATTGGAGGAGGAATGGGTAGTAGGAGAGCAGCAGGTTACCACACAGGGGGCCCGCGTGTATAGTAGACGATATCACGAGATACGCTTCAACGAAACAGATCTCGTACGATTAGATATGGTCAGCCTGGGTCAATATTCTCGTGTGTATGAGGCAGACCACTACTATAGACTCATACGCCCCTTCTACGAGGACGTATACTCTAGCTCAGTGTCTAATCCCTATAATATGGGCCCGCCCAGTGATAGTGATTTTCTGCAGTGGCAGAAGCGTATTAATACGTATAGGCAGGAGAAGCACTATAGACCTAAGTGTGTGGATACGCTAGTATGGCGGCGTCCCGCTGACTGGCCATCACTAGGAGAGGGCCTTGATGCAGGCGGTAATCCCATTGAGGTACCCACTCAAGAGCAGGGGACCTTTCCTACTACGCCCTATGTATTACCTCTAGTCAATGCAGGTAAGAGGGTGGCCGCCCGTGTAGTCGTAGATCCCCCCGTATCTCACACGGTAGAGATACTACAGACTCCTGATGGGCCGGCCCAGGTAGTCAGTGGTATATTCTTATTGCACTGGCCTATTATACGTATTAAACTACTAGAATTATTACTAGAGGCCCCCTGTACCGTAACCGTGGAGTTCTGGGGAGAGTATCTATTCTCTCGCTTCAGTCCTGAGATAAATCACTCAGGAGAGAGCGATATACTACAGCACCCCGTAGGCTCTAGTCTAGAGACCAGATTATTACCCCCCAATAGGAGCAGTATGCCGCAGAACTTCTGGAATAACGGTGGGGATACAGCCCCATTAGTAGATAATTACTGGGCTCGCCAGGGGAATGGATCATGGACAAGCTAATACTACTAGCGCCACTAGATAAGGTGAAGTTAGAGGAGTTGGAGCCAGAGGACATGCGCCAGCTCCTACATTTATATTACCTAGATACACCGGCTGATATAGATATCCTTAGGATTAGAATAAGTAAAAGATTACTACGCGGAGTTAATCGTACCTATCTTCAGCACCTTAAGCTACTATATGTTTACTTAGGACACTACCTTAAGAAATCAGGAGTTATACATTGACTTATATATCAATTACATTTTCACAGCATCAGTCTCTTGATTGGTCACATACAATAGGAGAGGATGCCTTTGGCTGGCTACAGACAGCGGAGGAGGACAATATTATAGTAGAGAAGTTAGAACCATACGAGGCAGTACTAGCCATAGAAGACGATATAGGCGATAATATAGGATATATATGCGCCATGCTGATGGAGCGGGGCATATTAGAATTTAATGTTCACGTAAGTCCTACTCAATTAGCATGGTAACACTCTCAGACTATAGACTCACATACGAGATAACATCACTACCGACTATAATATTCGCTGGGATGACCGCTGCGGATGAGCCATTTCACTTCACTCGCTTTGAGGTGCCCCCCATTAATGGTCCCATCGAGTGCCGCTTTTTACTATTCGATAAGTCAGGTAATTTGATAGAGTTATCTAATCAATATGTGCACAGTACTGCGCTAGTGGCTACCTGCAATATAGTGCCACTGCGTATGATAGAAAAGCTAGTTAAACCAGATCCATAGAGTAACTCTCGCTCTCATTTCGATAGGCCATACTATTAGGACGGTCTACTGTTAGGTCGCTCATATAGAGGGCGTCATAGGTGTCGTATTCATCACCATTGAATATAGTTTGTACGAAGAACTCAACAGGGGAGCCCGCGTCATCTACGACCTCGGTTTCAGCATTATCCTCTCGTTCCATGCGAGCTCTATTCATACTCTCTTGAGTAGCGCGTATACCGGCGCTAACAGCATCTAGAGCTACGGGGGCTACACTACGCTGCATACTGACCTCTAACCCACGATGGAGTAACTTATTTACGAAGCCTGCTGATACGAGACTCAATGCCCCCGTGATGACGTTGCTAGCTACATTACGCAGGCCCGCGAATGGGTCAGAGTCTATTGTGGGAGCCTTACCGAGTGTCTTCTCTACGAATGGGTTGATGATATAGCGGCCTGCCAGTTGAGCTGTTGCGCCAAAGGCTATCTCCTGTGCTAGTAGCATACCGACACCAATTGTATAGTCCTCGTGTAGTTGACCTGCTAGGCGTCCCTTGAATCCCATACTCATCAGAGTACCTGCGGCGAAACGTCCCAACTGGTTACCTGCTGGGGCGCTTACGTAGGCCATAGCGCCTAGCATATTACCCATAGTCTGCTGCATTGCCTCGGGGCGGGCTCCGCCACTACTAATCATATCTCCTGCCAGTGCCATTAGGGGGAATAGAAGTACATCCATTATATTACCGGCAGTATTGTTAAGAATAGGTAGATCATCTGCTACGCGCAAGAGGGGGCGGTCTGGTCGCGGGCGAGGATCCAGTGGGTCCACATCAGGAGGTGAGCCGGCCAGTAGATAATCGCGCCGACGAGCTGCTAACTCCTTAGCCCTATCTGGGGCGACACCCATATCCTGTAGTAGTTTTATATAGCGCGTATCGACGTCACGGCTCTCATAGTCTCGTAGCTCCTCTACTAGTCTATCGGCTGTATCTACCTGCTGACCTAGTGCTGTAGCGCGAACATAAGTAACCAATCGACTAGTGGCTATCTCATCTGTGAGAACTGTCTTCTGAATAAACTCTATTATCTCCTTATCAGCTGGGCTAGGGGTGCCGCTATTGAGTAACACACTAAAGATATCTGCTATTTCATAGCGCTTACCATCAGCGTGAGTGAAGGTATCCATAAGAGACTCGAGGGCCCGTGCTACCTGCTCAGGCTCGTTTATCTTCCCGGCCGATACAGCCTGTAACAGTGATCTAACTAGCGGACTAGCTCCTAAGCCAGTAGGGTCACCAGCGGCAGTAATCAGATCCTGACCGAGTACATCCTCTAGTTGTCCTCCGTATAGTGTGGAGCGGGTACTATCATTAATAGCGAAGCGCAGTAGTTTACTGCCATCAGTATTAGCCCAGAGTGATGCACTCTCCCTACTACGTAGGAAGTTCATAGCTAATATACGCTTAGTATTCGTACCCATATCCTGGAAGCGCTTATCTCCTATTACATCACGAGTGAAGTTCTGGAACTCTTCTACTTCTATCTCCATCTCGGTGAGGCCATTAGTGATGCCACCTGCTATGAGGGCATCTATCTGAGCGGCCCGCGCGGGCTCGCTATTTATGTAGGTCTCCACACTCTCTGCTAGGCCTCTACCAGAGCTAATGGGGTTACCTGCCTTATCGGTTGGCATAGCCCGCTCAAAGGCGAATACAGCCGCCATACCTACTAGGTCCTGTCGTAGTTGATAGCTGGCTATGAGGGCGCGGCTATGAGTACCTATCTCATCTCCTCGCAGTACACTCAATCGACGAGATAAATCTAACTGCTCAGCCTCTCCAATGGAGAGTTTAGTCAGTAGATCATTAATCTTAGAGTCCTGAGCATCATTAGTAGCTGATGCCAGTAATTCTTTATGAGCTTCTATATACGCATCTAACTTAAATAGAGGAGTTATAGACGGTAGTAGTTTACTCATATCATCCACTACACGCTGGCGCTCCACATCATCGACGGCATCTACAAAGCGCTTATGGTACTGCGATAAGTTCTCTAGGAACTCAGCGCCACCCATCTTAGGCTTAATAGCATCCCGCAGCATTTGTTGTATCTCTTGCAGGAATGTGCCTACCTCGCCTACCTCTGTCCTACTCTGGCGGGCCAGTCTCTGTATATCCGCTATCTTACTATCGGCCTCTAGGTTAGCATCACTCGCGCTCATGCCACTTGCTATACCCTGATCGATTAGTATACGACGTATGTCATCCTGTAGGGCCGAGCTATTCTCTAGTGCGTGTGATACAGCCATGATGGGGGAGCGCTCGTATAGCATACCCACGGTAGTATTATATGTCTTACCGAGGATTACACTACCTGCCTGACCCAGTACCTTCTGCATCATATCAAATTGACCGCCGCTCATGACACTACCATCAGCGCGCTTCATGTACTTACTGAGATTATCGCGAGCATTAACAGCAGTTAATTTATGCAGGAAGTCATATGCCTTCTCTTCCTGATCGTTACCTGTAGCGCTCAGGATATCATGTAGACTAGCCCGCACGAATGGCCCTATATCAGGATTATTAACGAGATCGGTTAGTATGTTCTGGTCTGTAGAGGTAGATAATCTATTAACTATATCAACTGCACTATCGGTTCTACTCTGCTGTATTAACTCTAATAGGGATTCGTGAGCTGGGTGTATACGCGCGTATACATCCTCCATCATACCGAAGAGACCGCGGGCCTGTTCTACTAGTACCAGGGCATGTTCTATACCTCTCTGTTCCAGCATACCCTTATCTAATTTCATATAGCCCGCTACCCAGCTATACACTGAGTCGGTATACTCATTCCAACTAGCATTAGTGGTTACCTGCTGTATAGTATCCAGTAGAGCACTGGCACGCGTCTCTAAATCGCTAGCTTGCTTCTCTAGAATGGTACGCTTAGCGGGATCAGCAGCCTGAGATGCCATCTCCCGCCGCTCCTTAGCGCGTTCCAGCATATCATCGCGCTGCAACTTCATCTGAGAGTAATTGAAGAATATAGCGCTGAAGGTATCCCCGTCGAAGTCTCCTAGGTTACTGGCTATAAAGCTGATGGGATTAAGTAGAGTCAATGACTTATTACGAGTATCATCAAAGAAGTTAAAGCCACTGCCAGTCAGGTCTCGGTATATGTTATTGATACTATTGAGTGTATCTAATCCGAACACCAGCTTATCGAGATGGGTGTTCCCAGGGGGCGGGCTACGTTGAATCCAGGCTCTCGTTAACTCCAGCTCAGTGAAGAATATACTCATATCAGCCTGCAGAGTACTATTCATTATGAATAATGAATCGCGCGCTGCACGATTAGCCATAACTGGATCTAGTTCCATTGCATAGGCGGCGTTTGCATCACTTACCAGCTTCCTATACTGAGTTATGAGAGCCACGCCTCTATTATGTAAATCAGTGCCCCGCGGGCTCTTACCTTCTAAATACGTATCTACAGCAGAGGTTACGTCATTAATAGTTCTCTCTAGACTATCTAGTCTAGTAGAGAATGTATTCAGCATCTCAGCACCATCCTTACCACGCGTATCGCTGAAGAAGGATAGGTCTATGGGATTCTTACGTGCACGACCCTGTAGTAGATCCAGGTTATCAAACCTATTACCTAATGCATTAGTGTCAATGTAGATCCGCATATTATCAGGTATGATAGAGCGGGCCGGGCCCTGACTACCTATCATGAGCCCAGAGATAATAATAGGTAAGTGACCCAGATCTCTATACTTATGAGTTTCAGCTCCAGGCAGAGATTCCAGTATTGTGCCCATCTCGGCTTCACCTAGAGTAGATACCAGAGAATCCCCGCTACCGCTGAATTTCATGCTACTGAATCTATCCATCTCGGCCTTAATTTCTATCTCTAGATGAGCGTATTCAGCTGCCTGTAAACCAGGAGCCAGTTTTTCTATACCGGCTATCCTACTCTGGAAGTTCTTACTTTTATCTACTACTGTCTCCAGCCCATACATGCCCGCTATACTGAGTCCCTCGGTTATAGCATATATCTGCTGTTGTATTAACCTACGACCAATTCTCTTATCACCTGATTGGCCAATAACAGACAGGTTATTCTTGAGATGGTCTCCTAATCTAGTAAGTATCTCCTCTCGTGTCTGACTACCTCGCGTACCGAAGCGCTCCATAGTGGCCTCTGCTAGTACGGCGCCACGCACAGGTACATACCAGCTAGCGGCCCCTACGCCAGTAGTACCTGTCACGCCTATTTTATTACCAGTGATAGGCTGCAGATATGCGCTCGCCAGGTCATTATAAACGCGGGCCTCATAGGTGCTATTGAGTTCCTGGAACCTAGTCAACTCCTGTATCTGGAAGTCACTGAGGCCCTCTAGTTCAATAGTAGTCCTCGAACTAGACTCAATGGCTACCTTCTCGAAGATATCACGTACTGTACTACCGGGGGCCAGCATAACCCATTTATCTACTGTAGCAGCAGCTATCTCATTCTCGTGGCTACCGAACTGAATACCTGCTATTCTCACATCTTCAGGACTCAGGATAAATCCCCTCTCCTTAATAGCTGTATTGAATACAACGTTATTTCCCTCTATACGGAAGGAGGGAAACTCATAAGCTATACGACGAAGATTCTTCTGGCCCATTGACTGCACGGTAGCTTCAGTGGCCTCTACACCCAGTACTTTATCTCCTGCTAGACGCCAGCGGGACGCATGGGCATATATATCATTCTTCAGGACACGAAGTGACTGGCGTACTACATTACGTAGAGTATCTCTATCAGTCCCCGCAGGTTGGCCCATCCATGTCGCTATCTCATCAAGTATAGTATGAGTAACATTAGTAGTATCAGGGCCCGACCCTCTAGTATACGACACCATGTCAGTATCACTGGCACTCTCGAGTAGAGACAATGCAGTGTGGAACTGCCGGTATCGCTCGCGTAGATTAGTTATATCGCTTAGTGGGGCCCGCGCATCGTTATACACTCCTAGTAATATCTCTCCTAGCGTAGAATTAGCATGGAAGTCTAGACCAGCCAGGTCATACATAGGAATATCATCCACCGCCATCTTATTGGGGTCTGCCCCTATAGCCATCTTCATGACGCCAAGGATAGCCCTACGCATACTATCAACACTACCATCACGCTTGAATTTATCCACGTTAGCCATGAAGGGACTAGATACTATATGCTGCATTTCTAGTTGCGCAGTGTCCTTACTACTCAATGGCACCTTAGAGCTACTACCCATCACGGCATTATATAGCACTACATAGCGAGAGTAATTACTCAATCTATCGAGCATAACGGCCACGTTTTCCTGGCCTACGCTTATCTCATCTGCCTGCGTAACGCCTGCTATAACGCTCATAGCCGCATACGCATGACGAGATATACTATCGCTACCAGTCACTGGCGTAGTATTGAGCTCTAGGGTATTATTAAGTGACATGAGCTGCATCATAATCTCTAGGTTACCGGCTATAGCAGCGCGCTCAAAGCCGCGACCCATAGCCCCAGTATCTACATAACCCCTGCGCGCTGCATCTGCTGCATCTACTATCAGACCTACCTTATTAGATAATGACCCACTACTAGTTCCACTACGCAGGGCTGTCATTATCTCTGATATATCAATGGCCCCTAGAACAGGACTCTGTAGTCTATTAATAGCACCGTCGCTCCCGCGTACTAGCTTCCTACCTATTTCGAGATGAGGGGAGCCATCTCCTAGCTTATCACTCTGCATAAGTTCCAGCATAGTAGACATATAGAGGTCACGATAGTAATTACCGAGCCGCCCCTGCGCTGCCAACTGTGCTATTTCTATATAGACAGTGTCTATATTGATATTGCTATTATTACTAAAGAGACGCGAATCAGCTATGGAAAGGAGAGCGGCCGCTATCTGCTGATCATTCCGTTCTAGTACCCCCCGACGAAATAGCTCCCCACCATTATAGGTAAGTAGGGTGGCCCCGTGATTGAATGCGTAGCTCTTCAGGTTAGTGGGGCTGACTATATACTGGATGTCCTCTATCTCGAGGGCACTATGGTAGCCCCCTTGCTGTATAGTGGGGAACACCTCACTACGCATAATATCCTCGCTCAGGAACACAGGGACTATCTTAGCCAGACCGCGCTCCGCTTCTACCCTTCGAGAGCCACCTTCAAGTAGAGTGCGTAGGAATTGTATCTGTACCTGCACTTCATTAGTAGCATCGCTACCAGTCAGCCTACTAACCTGTAGTAGCTGCTCAATAGCGTACTCGCCGCGTATACCGGCTGCGGCACTAGTAGCCATAGCGGCCCCCATATTAGGATTACGAGATGTACTCTCTATCTGGCCTAGAAATACGCGCATCTCACTACGACTAGTGATAGCCTGCTTACGGCGTCCCTCTCTATCTAGTAGATAGTAGCGTTGTTCTCCCTCATCGAATACAATACGGTCGTCGCTACTCACTACTATATTATCGAATGTCCAGTCCCGCCCCAGTAGACTAGCCTTACTACTCTTAGTAGCCTGATCTAGGAAGCCACGTCTTACCCTATGTAGTGGGTTAGCATACGCGTAGTCACTATAGGCCCCCTCTAGCGCCATAATCATAACAGTAGGGCGGGCCCGTCCAGAGCCTATCAATCCCCGCTCTCTACTAGCGAAGAGCTGAGATTGCACTATAGTAGCGCGGAATAGCTCAGCCAGTACGCTATCATCCTCAGTGGGTATATCCTCACTATCAATACCCAGGCGGTCGGCCAATTCATAACGTATAGCCTCTAACTCTACAGCCGCCTCACTACTCATAAAGCGCGATATTCTACCACTGAATATAGCACCATAGCGATAACCATCATCTACGATACTACTATCTAGTCCACGTGCCTCTAACCCCGCGCGCAGGTCAGCTAGGTATGCGTCTTGATACGTGCTGCCCTGCAGTACATCTACATCGCTACCACCGTAGCGGGCCCTATACCTAACGGGAGTCAACTCAGGTATGACCTTACCGGTATCAGTGGGACTAACTAGCTCCAGCACCTGGGTGTAGCTCTCACTTATATCCATGAGGGGGCGCATGCCAATCACGTTCTTGAGACGCTGAGGCACCTGATCCGGCTTATTGGGATCAAAGAAGAACCTGAGTAGGTTATCGCCGCGGGCATCGAACTCTGCTTCTAGCAGGGAGCGGTCTATACCCAAATGACTCACTGCCTTCATGTATTCGCTCAGCTCATCTCGCCGTATGATATCCCCCACACCAGTACTGCGTATGATGGATAGGTCGAAGACCTCACTGGCAATGGCACGGCGAGATAGAGGTAGCACATTATTATAGGCAGTGAAGTATTGACTCTCATCAGTAGCCGTAGGGCTCACGTTACCTTCAGCAACTCGTACAAAGAGGAAGTCATCGCCTACACCGAGGTCAGATACCGGACCTATAGGCAATGGGCTAGCAGTATAAGCAAAGGCACTCAGGTTACTAAAGGTAGTCTCATTAGCCTTAATACGACGTAGCGCAGCATTAACTATAGATATACCGGCAGGCTGCCTACCTTGACCAAAGCCATAGGCTACTAAACGATTACTTGCTTGTGTAGAACCATAATTACGAGCCTGCGTAGGAGTGAGGAACGCAGCGAATGCGCTATCATGTATCTCCTTTAACCTCTCGCGCACATCAATATTATAACGACTATCATTCTGGGATTCGATAAACTTGAATAACACATCAGCGAACATGGGGCCCTGATCCATAATCTCATATAGCTTATTAGCGGCAAGATTAAGGGCCCCCCTACGGTGTGCCTCTAGGTCTATTATAGGCTGGCCTTTCTCATCTATAGACCGCGCATAGGTAAGAAATATGTTAGATAGTTCCTCGAAGGCCACTCTACGACGGCTATCAGTACGAGATATACTCGCTAGGTCTCGTATACGATCTAGATCGGGGTCACTAGAGTAGAACAAGGAAGTCAGGTTACTGAGGCCCTGCTGTACTCTACTAGTACCCTCGTCCGTGGTTAGATCGAGACCACTCACGCCCAGTAGCTTCTCGAAGAAGTTCATGGCACTCTGATACTGAGCGCCGGAGTCACGCTGTACGGCCTGGGCGGCGCGTATATTATCAGGGCTATAGTATCTCTGGTACTCTATAAGTGGGGCCCGCACTAAACGAGTAGTCTCACTCTCTAACGCAATAGAGCTCATGAGGCCCACTACTACATCCAGTGGATTAAGGCGCAGGCGTCTACGAGGATCCAGACCCACACCACGACCATCACGTTCTATAGCCAGCTCCATACGCATTGTGCCAGTATTGAACAGCTCAGCTGACTCTATCTGACGACCCCCGCTTATATCTATGAAGGCAGCGGGCCCCCGTCCACTAGCGTTCTTATAGGCACCCCATCTATATACACGCTGAGTAGGTAGGCCCTTATTGAGTGTTAGAGTAGCACCCTCTAGATTAAGACCATCGTAGTCTCGCTGTATGCCTATGACCTCAGAGCCGACAGCCGCATTAACTCTCTCTATTTCATTGATTAGGTCCAGTATGGCTCTTCTATCTACTCTATTACTATACATAGACCTACGGTCCCGCCCACTATAATGAGTCTCACCTATTCGTTGTATTCCCAGGGAGCTCTGTAATTTATAGAAGGCTCGCGCGTATTCTCTATTCTCCTCATCACGCTCCTCACTAGAGAGACTGAGAGGGCTTGTCCCCCCCACCCTATCGTAAATTATATTGATCTCCTGGTTAACGAGTTGACGGCTCAGGAGATCATCACTATCTGCCAAAGAATTAAGACCATAGTTACTAGATCCCTGGCTACCACCCAGGATATCGAAGGCTTGACGATTGTCTATATTCTGCATGCCCAGCCCGGCCCCTTGATTTATGGCGTCATTCTCGTAGGTCGCTAGGTATGCCTTAACGTGGCTGCGCGGTACTGCGGTCGGCTCTATATTACCACTAGCTATAGCTAATAGCTGCCGGGCCATCCGCTGACGGCCCTCGAGATCTCCACTATAGAAGCCATATCTATCTAATACGTTAGCCATATCACTAACACCAGTGCCCCGGTTCTCTCTAACCCATCGAGCCACGTCGTAGTTAGAGTCAGATAACTCAGCAGCTAGTCTTTGATTACCCAATAGTAAGCGACTCATAGGGTCCTGTACACCCTCTCGATAAGTATGTATATCTACACCTATACGAGCGCGCCCCTCTATAGCTAGATCTAATACCTTAGCCTGAAGTTTAGAGTACTCCTGCTCCTTAGCCTCTAGATACGCTTGGTAACCAGATAGTGTTCTCTCCGACTCAGGACTCTCCCCCATCTCCCCCTTAAGCTGACTTGCCATCAGGGACTTATCGTGCTTGAGCAGGAACACCTGATTGAGTACCATATAGAGACGGCCCGTCTTACCATCGATAGTAGGCGTCTTAGTCAGCTCATCTACGTGGCGGCCTAGCGCAGTATTAATATCACCAGCACCACCTATATTATCCTGCCCCGTGAATAGAACTCTATCACCGCCCTCGAGTCTATCCATGACATCGCGGGCCTGTAGATATAATTTATCAGCCCGCGTCATAGTACCAGGCAGTATACCTCTATCGGCATCCTGTATTTGACTATAGGTCAGGTTAGTGCGTATAGTCCGCGTGAACTCTACATTAGAACCTGCCTGTTCTAGCGATTGTCCTAGTGGCCGCGTCACGTTCATCGTACCTATGAGAGCGGCCCTATCACTAACGAAGAACTTAGGGTGATTACGTCTATCAGCCCATTGGATATCTATATCTACATTACTCCCGAAGCGGTCCCGTAGATAGGACAGCCGTCTATAAAACATAATGTTGGGGCCCAGGATATCATAATTCTTACGAGAGTCCCCATCAGTCTCAGATGGGGCAGCCATACGAACTACCACACGGCCCCTCTGGCCACTACCAGCCATTCTCTCTACAGCTTCACCCACCATATCTATAGCGCGCTCATTCTGGAACTGATAGATGTCTATACGCAGTTCTCTCTCTGCTGTATCTACTAGCGCGGCAATAGGTAGTAAGCCGGGCCGTACATTATAACCATCATCAGATAGTAGATCCAACATGCTAGAGCGATTCTCTAGTAGTAGGCGGCGTTCATCGTCTATGCCCTCTAGGTTAGACTGCATAGTGAGCTGATCTCGCTGGGCCATCCAATTAAGCATATCATCAGTCTGGCTACGGGCAGGAGTAGCTGTACCCCCCATACCTGCCATGTATTCGAAGTGCTCCTGACGAGCGGGGCCCTCCATACTATCCCACAGACTCGAGATAGCAGCTCGACTACTACTAGTATCAACTACCCTATCATAGAAAGCATCAGCTAGCACCATCTCCATAGAGGCGTCGGTACCAGGCGGTATAAAGTTAGGGTCCATTAATACTTCTAGAGGATTATAGCCCTGTAGTAATCTACTGCGCGTATTCTCAGGGATACGGTAGAGGGCATTCCAACGAGCACTGTCATTAAATCGATTACTAGAGAATAGTGAGCTATTGATATCCATCAGTAGAGTACAAAACCTATTAAATATAGCTATAGCTGAAAAACTGCCTACTTTAGCGGGCAGTGGCCTCATAGGATTATATCAATCAGCTTATCTGATATCTTATAACATATACATGGAGAGACGTTATGCACACCATCAAGTTACCGAAGGGCCAATTCGAGGTTAGCTTCAAGCCGCCCCTGGTTCACGACCGCCGCGAGATGATCAAGAATTATAATAAGGAGTGCGGCCTATTACCTGAAGAAGTACTAGCTATTCGTTGTATTGTTAACATCAATGGCCGGGTCCTGGATAGCGATGCCTACGACTACGAACCCGATGGTATCATTGACGACTGGTGTGTCGAGGACCAACAATACTTTATGGAGGTATTTAGTAGCCTATATCTCATTGACGATAAAGGGCGCGAGAAGGCCCAAGCGGAGGCAAAAAAGCTTATGGGTGTTTCCACGCGAGCTACGACTACAAAATCGAAGCAAGTCATCTAAACATTCATCTAACGTACTTCCACCTAATAAACACTGAGTTATTCTGTAAGAATGCCGCGCTCCAGCGTATAGCCGACCCTCTGCTACAAATTGCCGGCAGTATATTCCCTAGTGCTAGGTTTATAGTATCGCCGCCACCTGACCCCTATCTACCTGTTATTAAACATAACTATGTAGTTCAGGTGGCGCAGAACTATACCAAGTACTATCAACTAGAGAAGTGGGTTATAATAGCTAGCGTCACTGGTATAGGATTGCAGGAGTTCATTCAGCAAGACGAATATATGCAGGAGGCCGCCTATCAAGCGGCGTCTAACTATATTCAGAATCAGAATAAAAAACAAAAGCAATCCCTAGAAGAAATGACTAAATCTTTAGAGAATATGAACTCTAACCCACTATCTGAGATTAAAAGACCCTCATTCTGGTGAATATGGAAGTACGCAATGCCCCCACGCCAGCAATACGCCGGCGCACTATCTACGCTATGGAGCACCTAGGCCTAGCCACTAGTTATCTATCTGAGGATGGTGGCTATAAACGAGCAGGTAAGCCTACCTACCAGCAGCTGAGTGCCTGGGATGAGGCAGCGCAGGTGGAGCCTATCATAGCGCAGGGCCTCGACTCTATAGCACTGAGCGTGCTTAATAAGGTCGGGCCCTATCAACACGGGGATAAACGCATTAAGAAGTTCATAGATGACCAACTACGCAATAGGGCCAAGACATGGATATCTCATTGCGTGAAGTCTATTATGACGTATGGCTTTAGCCTAAGCGAGCAGATATACGCCCACGGCACGCGTGATAATATGCCGGCTACGGTGCTAGATGACATAGTTAATTATCACCCACTACAGGTCATGCTCATCACTAACGACAATGGCCGTATAGTGGATGGTGATACAGTAACAGCTAGTCAATACAAGTCGGGCTACTGGGTGCCCCTGCCTCCCTATAAAATAGGAGACCCCCCTAAGAGAGTAGACGTGGTAGGTAGTCACGTACGGCTCCCTAGTCACAAACGGCTATTCATTAACTACAACACTAAGGGCAATAATCCCTGGGGTACCAGCTGCCTCACTAGCGTGCTAGACTACTCTATCTTTAAACGGGCCTTTCGAGATATGATGCTCATAGCTCTAGACCGCTATGGCACCCCCCTCATATACGTAATAGTGCCGCCCGGTAATACAGGCGTAGTAGAGGAGGCCCCCGATGGTACAGAGATAACCACTACTATAGCGGAACAGGCAGAGGACGCACTCCGGCGTCTGAGCACCGACTCTGGTTTAGTATTAACACAGCTCAGTAAGGAGCAGCCGGTACAGGTGGGGGCCCTAACTACAGGTAATAACTTCAGTGACTCATTCGAAAGAGCCATATCACTCTGCGATAGCAATATGCTAATGGGTATGGGTATTCCTAACCTACTGGTGCAAAATAGAGAGACTACCTTTGGTACAGGCCGGGCCAGCGAGATTCAACTAGAGCTCTTTGATGGTAAGATCAACAGTATATTCGATACAGTGATACACGCCTTCACTGAGCAGGTCATAGGCAATCTAATCAGGTTGAACTTCGACCCCGCACTATACCCACTAGCTAGCAACACGGGCTATATAACTCGTTTACCGGGGAGGGCCACTGATCTAACAGCACTAATAGAAGCCATTAAGCATATGCACGACATGGGCTTCCTAGTAGATGGAGATAAGGATCACATACGTTCCATTACTGGATTACCTGATGCCATTAGTTCTATATAGGCTTTACACGATGACGTAGATCGTTCTGCCGCGCTCGGTATGCTAGGTGCCAGTCTCGCAGTATGAGGTGTTTACAGTAACCTCGCTGAGGGCAACTACAGTCTGCACCATGTATTTGATAGATATTACCACGAGGTGACTCTACTATCTCACCTCCCTCAACTGCAGTATAAGTGTAGCCCTCAGTTAGCATACGGCCGGCCAGGTAATTATAGTATGTAGACTCGAGCGTACCTTGTAGTAGAGAAGCTATACTTATCTTATACGGCCTGGCACTCAACCCCTCATCGAGATTAAAGACCAGATAGGTATCTTTAATAGTCGCGTTACGAATACGGCGAACTAGAAGTCGCTCTAGAGCCTCTAAAGCCAATATTCTTTCTAATTGCATATTTCCTACCTTTAGTAATGTCAGTTGATACAGGCTAATGAAGCCACCAGCAATTACGCTTATGCCCGAAACTATTGATACCTCTATTGTAGAGGATAATTTAAGTATAGATAACCCTACCTTTGAGATATCAGGGACCCCGCCTAGCGCAGCCGAAGCCCCATTGGCTGAGACTACGCCTATCGAGGTTGAAGCGGTCAGAGAGTGCACTGATGACTTCTGTCCAGTCAACATAGAGCATAACGGGCCCAGACTATTCAGCTCAGCTGCCGTAGGAGACGCCAGTATAGAGCTATTAAAGGGTAAGCTAAGAGTACCGCAGGCCAAGATAGGTACTTGGAAACACAACACCTACGGTGAGGTAACCTTCACCATAGAAAAATTCACAGAGGCCATCACTAACTTCGAGAATGATGTACTAGGCTTTGAGCCATACCTTACATTCGGCCACCCTATTGAGAGCTTCGACGCTGATAGCTACAATGAATTCATAGAGACCGCAGAAGCACTTGATGCTCAGCGTAAGCGTGGGGACCTCGAGCAATTACGCATTGAGGGCGACATGCTAGTGGGATACTATACACCTAAGCCAGAAGCCTATGATGCAGTTAGCAGGGAAGAGTACGAATACAGCTCAAGCGAATTCATGACTAATTTCACTGATAAGAAAACAGGAGTTAATCGAGGAACTGTATTAGTTAGAACTGCATTAACTAATGCTCCATTCATTCCTCATAGAGAGAAGGTAGTGGCACTTAGCCAGAGCCCACAAACAATAGCCGGAGCAGTGTTTAAATTAAGCGCAGTTATACCTGAACAAACAATTTCTAGTCAAACAACTATGTCGGATGAGATTATTATGGAAACTACTGAGATTCCCGGGACTCCCGAGCCCGTCCCGGCAACGGAGCCCTCACTAGTAGCGGCTAAAGATGCCCTTGATAACATGCGCCTTAGTCTAGAGGCGGCATACGAAGAGAAGCTAGCAGCTATGACTAAGGCTCAGTCTGATGTAATAGCTACCCTCACTAGGCAGTTAGAGACTATTGAGGAGAAGCTATCGATGACCCAATCTGTAGCTCAGGCCTATTCTACTGAGGTAAGTGTTAGAGAGAAGGCCAACCGTGCTAAGCGCTTACAAAGCAGAGGCGTGCCTCCTGCGTTAATTGAGCGTTTCAGTTTATTAGCCGATGCACTCCACGGCGGTTCTCGTGTTATCAAGCTTTCTACAGAGGCTGGCGGCGAGCGCGATGTAACCGAGGAATTAGAAGAGCTATTAAATATTGCTGTTAACAGTCAGCCCGTAGTAGTGCAACAGTTTGGCCAGAGCGCAGCCACCCGCCCATCTGGTCTAGAAGCCCAGCTCCACGAGCTAGCCCAGAAGAACTGGGATTCAGCTAAGAAATCCAAGGTCTAGTCCTAATTTACTAACTTCCCACTAATATGGCAGATATTCCGAGCCCCAACCTTCAAGCACTTATCAGCAGCCCCTACTTAGTAGACAACACTACGTTCCCTCGGGAGCCTGTATACACTGAGTTAGCCCGCTCTATTCTCGCTAAGTTACCTGAGACCCCTCTCAGCACTGTATTCCCCGATGAGACTATCGCTGAGCGCATTGTCATTGCTGAGCATGTCATCGAAGGCGTCAATACTATTTTCCCTGTGGTTGAATGGGGTGCACCTGACCTATTCGTTGATGACGACGGTTATACAGTGTATCGCCAATCCTACCAGCCTCTCCCTATCCGTCAGTCGATGTACATGAGTTATGCCCAACTCAATAACACTGTGAGAGAGGGCACTACTAATGAGCGCGCTACTGCTGCTGAACAGATTGAGAAGAAACTCACCCGTCAAATGCAGAAGCACCAGTTAACCTGGAACGTGTTCCGGGCTGCTATGATGCTCGGCGGCATCCATTACACTGATCCTCGTTCTGGAGTTCGTGTTAAGGCCCCCGCGCACATCCCCGCGCGCAACTTCTTTGGCTTCAACGTTACCCAAGGTTACCGTGGCCGTAATGAGGCACGTTTATTCCGTAACCTCATTGATTTAAACGCAGGCGGTACTCCCAGTTCAGGCATCCCTATCACTGATCCTCAGTTTGCTCTCTCCAACTTCGTGCGTCGACTAAACCGTTGGTTTAAGGATACCAATAAATCGGATATCACCGATATGTATATTGGTCCCGAGATGCGCGATGTTATCCTCATGTCTGAAGAAGCTCGTCTCGCACAAGGCGGTATTATCCCTAGGCTCGGCGCAGTGTTTGGAGACAGCACAATTGACTCCAACGGCAGTGGTGGGTCCTTTGGTCCCCTCCCTGCTGGTGGATTAGGAACTGGCATGGGCCTAGTATTAGGTACCCGCGGCGATATCGTCTCTATTGCGGGAGTCAACGTTCACGTAGTAGATACTATCTACAAGGACCCCGTTGATGGCGTTGAGAAGCGCGTATGGCCTAAGAACAAAATTGTAGCTCTCAGCTTCCGCGATAGCGATGGCAACGTAGAAGCGCCGGGTAGAACTCAGTATTGCTCTAGTGAAAACAGTATTGATAGCCCTGGCTTATGGACTCGTACTGTTACTGATGTTCCTCCTCCGGCAGCACCTGGTATCGCGGTTCAGATGGGTAATGCCGGTCTTCCCTACTTCAAGTTTCCCTATCGCGTCTGTCATGTAACTCCCTGTACCGTACAGCAAATCAATGAGCGTCTCGGTATCCAAGGAGAGCTATTCTTCCCTGGTTTGTAATTCCTCACCCCCCACATATCTTTAAACTATGTCTATCCACAACGTTTGGCAGGCCCTCCCTGGAGCGCGTAAGCCGATCTACGATACGCTGTATGTGTTGGGTGGGGTAACTACCGCCCCCACCGCAACTGTACAGGCCTCTCCTAACGAGGACACGATTAACTTCACTGGTGGGACCATCGAGTTCGATGGTATTCCTATCTCTCTCAATGGCTTATCTCTTGATTTCGGTGCTCTTGGCTCTCTTGTAGCACAGGGACAGCGCTTTGTAATTAGCGCAGTACCCAGTTACTTAGAGCCGGCTGATAAAACTGCTGCTGTCGCCGCTGGTGTCAATTACTTCGTTAACTATGATGCTAACCTTGAGGCCTACGCTGATGTATTCATCAGTCCCACTGTCGAGGCTGCTGTAGCCGCTCTTGGTGGTATTGATAATGTGCGTAACCGCGTATTCAAGGGATCGGCTAGCGCAGCTGATATTGTAGCCTTCAACAATTACGAAGAAGAGCGCGCTAAGAGTACCAGCCGTCCCTATGCTCCTTATCCTCTCGTCCCTTCTGGCGTGCGCCTAGTTCTCAGGGAAGTAATTCCCCAGACCAATGCACCATCCCAGAATCTCTTAGAGAACATTACCTCTACTGCATTTCTTGAGTTGAGTGCTCAGGTACCTGAGTTCCCTGCAGTCCGTAAGGTATTTACTAAGGCCGACGCTGTAGCCCGCTACAACACCGCTGGTAAATCCTTCTTAATTAAGCCCGGCACTGCATTCCATTACGCTAACGTTGGCAACGCTAATGCTGGTACCGCGAGCACTGCTATTGCTGACATCAATAACATCAACGCTGCGTCCGGTACTCACGTCTCTGTGTTTGAGTATTACATGCCCAGCACTACTGCGTCTGCTCAGACTGGTAGCGAACCGGCTATCCAGCGCGTATTAACTCGTTCTGACTCTACATTACTAGGTCGCATCAATCCAATCTACTTAGCGAATGAGGCTCCTATGCGTAAGGTCGGAAAACCAGGCGACTCTCGCCTGACTAAATGGGCTGATCCCACTGATCTAGTTGAAGTGACTGTAGGCCCATCTAATGCTCTCACTATCTCCCGCACTATCTACAGAAGCTTAATCTAGTAGTGTGATGCCTATATAAGACGCTAGGAGAAATCCTAGCGTCTTATATTATAGAGACCCCACTCTTTAGGGCGTCTTTATGTGTTAAATTGTTGATATCCATTTTCTAAGTATATGACTACATTAGTACTGACCATCCTAAGTCCCTTTGACTATGAGTTCGGGGGCAAAAGTCGCGCTTACTTCACAGGAGATAGACCTCACTTCGACCTCAATGATGTACAGGCGAAGGAGGAGCTCAAGTTTCTAGTTAGCCCGCAGTCTATTCATCTAGATTACTTCTATCTCGATGAGTACCAACAGGGCTATAAGGAATTAATGGATGAAGTAAACCGCGAGGGCGCTAACTACGATTACATTGAAGGCGAGGTTACCCACGGCGTCTCTACTCAAGAAGAGAGTGTTATCAGTTACGAAGTATATGATATCCCGGTGGGCTTACCAGGAGAGCCTCTAGTACCTATTGAAGAGAAGGCCCCTGAGTTAGGGGAGTCTGGTATGCCTCCCGCAGAGCCTGAGATTTACAATGAGGACGATGACGAGACTACGGTCTTCTTGACAGCAGATGGAAAGGAGATTGAGGTTAGCACCGTTAATAGCCCTACCCTCATTAATGCTGCTAATTTAGATAGACGAGCCCAGTTAGAAAAACTGACATCTGACAAAATCAAGGATATAGCTGTAGAAAAGGGTATTCGTTTCATCGGTAAGGCGCGTACTATTGATGCTCTAATGAACCTTGAGTAACCGGAGGTTACATTGAACAGTTTTGGCCAGAGTGGTCCCATCCGCACCTATATAGAGACTAACCGCGAGGCATTCCTCGATATGGTAGTCTCTCACAGTGTTCTATTATCAGCCTATAGACGACGGCAGGATGAGGTAGTGGCTGTAGCGCTGCAACAGGCTTATCCGCGCATGGGCTTGATACTGAGCGCAGCCCGCGCTCTGGATAACACGTATCTATTCGGCGATACGTATCCCATAGTATTCCAGCGAGTAGTCGAGATACTCAGCGATTCTAGCGGTCCATTCCAAGAGGGTCTACTGGCCATAGCAGCTACTCTCACTGCTAGTCGTCTAATAGCCTCCATTCCTATTGATGCTAATGTTAAGAATATAACGCTAGCGGAGAATCTAGAGAAGGCGGCTATAACCGATCTAGAGCGTATCATAACTCTCTATAAGGATGGTTTAGTATCAGGAGACGGGGCACGAGAGCTAGATATTGATAAGGAGCGCACTCTCTACTTTGCACTCAATCTCGACCTAGGCTCACTATCCTATTCTGACTTCACATCTATTAACCTAGATACGAGCCGGCCCAACTCACCAGTACGTCAATTAGAGACACTGCATATAGATAGCGATAACTATAGCTATGTATATCTCTACTTATCTAATAAAACGGGCCCCACCGATGGATACGTAGTAAGTAACTCTAGTGCGGTAGAGGTCATAGTGCCTATGGTAGATGGCTATACTATTCACGACGTCATATCTAGTGTCACTATGGCTATTAATAATGCTACGCTAGGCGCACTAGACTGCACCAACCTATTGGTGGGCCCTAATAGTAAGAGGCCCCGCTCCGTACAACTAGACATAGATAGTAAGAGTTATTTCCCGAATGAGTTACCTAAGCGCACGAAGGCCTCTGTATGGTTCGAGACGGTAGGTATGAGTATGGGAGTACGGCGCCACGATGCCACTATTGGTAAAGAGCTGGTGATAATGTCGGCCCATACTATAGCGCTTAGCGTTATATTACCAGGCTATCTAGGCGAGTGGGCCGCAAGCTCTACATACGCTATTAGTAGTATAGTCAGATATAATGGCCTATTCTACCGAGCGCTAGTAGCAGGTCTAAATCCAGCTCCTCCCAGTGCACGGTGGGAAGTTGTTACTATAACTCCTGCCGTGGCTATAGCAGCCCGTACCTCTAGTGAGTATCACATCCCAGGGCTACTCCATAGTACGGAACCCGACTTTAGTTCTATGGGGGAATGGGGGAGTCGTTCTCTTATACTCGAGGTCAAGGAGGGCAATTATAAGGCTATGGAGCCCACACCGACTACCGATTATGAGCTCAATACGTTTTACTTCAGAACTACGGGCCCCTTAGAAGGGACCGTACGACTTCGTATTAGTAGTAGTCAGCCTACGGAAGAGAGTTATACATTCTTAGATACGGACGATACATTACTCATAGAGGTAAATGGTTTAACACCTATGGCACTAGTAGAGACTCTACTACAGGCTACATACTCTATAAGCCCTTACACGGGGGTACTAGGCGCTATACATATTGATAGAGATGGCGTGCCGGGCATAACCTTCACGTCTTTCAGAGAGTCAGCTCTTGAGATAAGAGAGATAATCGATCTACTAGCAGGAGATGATGGCTTCCCTAGCAAACTCGAGGT